CGCCCCTTTATGCGACGGAGAAAATACGGCTGGGGGGGTCCAACCAGGGGGGGATATATGATCGAATGCACGGACGACGCTTTGGGGAGCGCAATGTGATCGAGGAAGCATTCACTGAAGAGGAACGCCGCCGGTTGCTCTTGCTTTGCATGAGAGCGGTACCGGCGCAGGGTGGCGACAACGTCCTGATCAGCATCATCGCCAAGGTGGTCGGCGTCGACACTGTGTTGGTCGCGCGACGGGCCTATCCGGCGCACCTGCCTCACTCCACAGCTAATGCACCACAGCAAAGGAGATAGGCCATGGCCATGGACAAGGCCGAACAAGAACACCGGACCCTGGTCGAGACGAGTAAAACCGATGCGTTCGACAAATGGCTCGGGGCGTCAACCACGAAACTGATGATCAGCATCTTGCCACCGCTCGAGACCGATCTTCAGCGCGAGTGCTTCACAACCCTCCTGCGAGCCGCTTTCGACACCGGATACAATGGCGGGGAGACCGTCACGATGCTCTCCCTCCTGAGAGCCGTGAAGGAGCCCCGCTCATGACGATGAACGATCGCCCCATCGACGACGAGCGGCTGCAGAAGGCGCTGGACGAGGTCAAGATGGTGTTCGCCCGCTATGGGTTCGCCGGCGCGGCAATGGTGATCTCACCCGACGAGGCCGCATACTTTTACGCGATGCATGCGCCATGGAGTGCCATCCGCTACGATCCCGACTCACCGCTCGGCTGGCGATTGCGCGCCGTATCCGGCGGCTCGGAAAGCAAAGAGGTGCTGAAGGCCAAAGTGGAAGGTGCCGTGCACACGATCTGCCAGCTGGCCGACTGGGGCAGTCAGACGATGGACTGGATGGAGCAGGTCAAATCCCTCGTCCGTGACGCGGGCATAGACTTCGATCATGTGCCCTTCGGTGGGCAGCCGCTGCCGTCGATCGCGAAGCTGCCGCCGCGATGAGCGATCTCGGCCGGGGTGATTTCGATGCCATCATTTGCGTGGTCGGTGGCAAGGGGATGACCTGTCCGACGAGACCCTGGCCAATGTCCTCGGGCATTGACAAACGGGAAGGGCTTAGGGCTTTTATTTGCCATCCTGCGGCAATCCGTTGCTACTGCACTGCGACCACGGTGTCAGATATGCCGACATTGCCGCCCAAACACCGTCCGCCCGGGTGGCATCCGACACCGAAATTCGTCAATCCGGACCACGCTTTTTACGGCACCCAGGAGTGGAAAAAGAGGCGCCGGTTCGTCAGAGAACGTGACGGCGGGATCTGCGCTCGTTGCGGAAAACCGGATACGTGGCGGGTCGATCACATCATCCCGCGGCCAGAAGGGAGCGACGACCCGAGCAACCTGCAGCTTCTGTGCGACGATTGTGATGCCATTAAGCATCGCGAGAAAGGCCACGCGTGGCGCTGAGTCGACGGAGGTGGCCATGTCGTTGCCAGGGCTGCCACCGGATCCGCCTCCGCCTGCCCCAAAGCGGCCGTTCGATGCCGCGAAATGGGCGATGGTGCTGCTCGGGGTGCTGATCGTTACACCGTCGTTGCTCGTGCTGCTCACCACGCTGCGCTGCGTGATCGCCCTGGTGCCGGAATGCTGGGACCGTCCATGGACGACGATATTCCGCGACTGGTTGTCGGAAACCATTCCGGTGTTGGTGGCGATCATCATGTCGGGCCGCAGCAATCGCAATCCGCCCGAGTAAGCTACACTTGATCTGTCGTGCCGCTCTTGCGCCCCCAACGCGAGCAGGCGGTGCGGCAGGCGGGCGGCGAAGTGCTTTGGGTGAGCTTCGTCGCTCGCCACCCAGGAATAGGTTTGGAATATGCGCGGTCGCAAACCGAAGCCCACGGCGTTGCGCAAATTGCATCGCTCGGACCAACCGCTGAACCCCAACGAGCCGAAGCCGGAAGGCGATCTGGCGGCCAGGACCAGATCGGTACCGGCGCACTTCGATGACGATCAGCGCGACGCCTGGAACTACGCACTGGCGAATTCGCCACCGGGCCTGTTGAAAGCGATCGACGCCGGCGTGCTCGAATGTTGGGTGGTCGCGCACTGCTTCCATCGCCAAGCGACCAAGGCGCTGATGAGCGAATCGTCCCTCCTGGTGCCTGCAGCGCCGGGTTCAACGCAGATGGTGCAATCAGCCTACCTGCAGATCGTCAATCGACAGGCGATGATCATGATGCGCGCAGCCTCGGAGCTGGGCTTCTCACCGACCGCGCGTCCCCGGATTGGCCTGACACTCGGCGGCGGGGAGCTGAACGGACCACAGGATGTCCCAGCCGGCCAAGAATCGCTCGACGCTTACCTCCAGCGAGCTCCCAAGGCGACGGCCGTCCACTGACAAAGACCCCGTCAGCGCCTACGCGTGGGACGTCTGCAAGGGGAAGATCATCACCGGCCGCCTCGTGCGGCTTGCGTGCGAAAGGCACTTCAAAGATCTCGCCTACGGTCCGCAGCGCGGCCTCGTGTGGCGGCCCGACATCGCGATCTACGGCATCCAGTTCAGCAGCTACCTTGTCCACTCGAAAGGCGAGTGGGCGGGCCAGCAGGTTCGCCTCGAGCCCTGGCAGCAGTTCATTCGCGGCAGTGTCTATGGCTGGTTCCTGGCCAACGGTCTGCGTCGGTTTCGCACGGTCTTCGAAGAGGTCGCACGCAAGAACGGCAAGTCGACCTCCGCCGCGGCCGTCGCGCTCAAGGCACTGGTTGCTGACGACGAGCCGGGCGCCGAGATCTACAGCGCCGCCACGAAGAAAGACCAAGCGAGGCTGGTGTTCGATGAAGCGCGGCGCATGGTTTTGCGCTCGCCGATGCTGCTGCGGCGGGTCAAGGTTCTCACCAGAGTCCTCGCAGTAGATAGCACGCTATCCAGCTTCGTTCCGCTGTCATCGGACGATCGAACATTAGACGGTCTCAACCCGCATTGCGTCGTGGTCGACGAGCTGCACCGTCACAAAAGCCGCGCCGTGCTCGACGTGCTCGACACCGCGCAGGGTTCGCGTCGCCAGCCGCTGCTGTGGATCATAACGACCGCCGGGGACGACAATCCGGAGAGCGTCTACGCGGCGGAGCATGACTACGCGATCAAGGTGCTCGAGGCCCTGGTCCTCGACGACAGCTACTTCGCCTACATCGCGACGCTCGATCGAGACGATGCCTGGGACGATCCGAAGAACTGGATCAAGGCCAATCCCAACCTGCACGTCAGCGTCAAAATGGACGACCTGAGGCGCCAGGCGCTGAAGGCAAGCCGATCGCCGCCCGCGTTGGTCGCATTCAAGCGGCTGCGTTTGAACATGCGCACGTCGGACAGCTCGCGCGCGATCGACATGGAGGTGTGGCGCAAGAACAGCCAGGGACCGTTCGACCCTGCAGAGCTGATGGCACGGGTGTTCTTCGGCGCACTCGATCTGTCGTCCCGCATCGATCTGAGCGCCTGGGTGAAGCTGTATCCGCCGATCGAGGAGGAGACACGTTGGAAGATCGTGCCGCGGTTCTGGATGCCGAGCGACACCATCGAGGCAAAGAGCGACCGTGATCAGGTGCAGTATCAGCGCTGGATCGAGAACGGGCTGATCGAGGTCACCCCAGGCAATGTCATCGACCACAATGAGATCCAGGCTGCCGTGCTGGAAGACTGCCGTCTCAATGAGCCACGCAGCATCGCCTACGATCCATGGAATGCCACGCAGCTCGCCGTCGCGCTCGAGGGCGAAGGCCTGCCCATGTACGAGTTCATCCAGGGTATTCGCAGCTACACAGCACCAACGAAGATGCTGGAAGCAATGCTGCTGTCCGAGCAACTAGATCACGGCGACAATGAAGTATTGGCCTGGATGGCCTCTAATCTTCATGTGCAAAGCGATAAAAATGAGAACAAGATGCCGACCAAGAAGCACAGCACTGGTCGCATCGATGGCATGTCCGCCCTGATCATGTGCATCGGCCGTTCGATGGCCGAGGACGACACCGCCGGTTGGGACGGTTTCCTCGGCCGTCCGATCACCGCCTGAGAAGGGATGGATATCATGGCGTATAGCCATCCGAATTGCACCCGAGACCCTGCCGAGTGTCGGATCACCGTGCTCAGTTCGACCGTGACCGCCATCGACTGGGCGCCGGTTTACGATGGCCATGGCGTGATGAGGAACAGCGATCCGAACACGTCGACCACCGTGAAGAGCTGCAGCACCTGCAGCGCTGAATGGTCCGAGGTGCAGAGCGCGGGCGAGCTGATCTATGCGACCACGAAAGACCCGGTGCAGCCATGACGCCGGGCTCGATGCCGATCTCGATCTACCGCGGCGATTCTTATCGCTGGCAGTTCACGCTCTGGCAGGATCCCGGCAAGACGACGCCGGCGGATCTGACCGGGGTCACGGCCAAGGCTGAGATCCGTAGCGCACCGGGCGGTACGCTCATCACCTCGATGGATCTGACGGTCGTGATGCCCAACATCATCCAGGCGGTGCTGCCGGCCACCAAGACGTCGACGCTGGCGACCTCTGGCGGGGTGTGGGATCTGCAGCTCACCTACACCAACGGCGATGTGCAGACCGTCCTGCTGGGCGGCGTGACCGTCACCATGGACGTGACCGGCTCGGCCGCCCTGGCCGCCGCGGCCGCCGAGGCGAAGCGCCTGCCAGGGCGTCCTGTATGAGCGGCAGCACGGTCGTCATCGTCGATGTCGCTCCGCAGCAGCCGCCGCTCTCGGTCGTCGAGGTTGAGATCGATGACGCCGCGATCGACGTAACACTGCCGCCGCCGCCACTCGTTTCGGTCGAGTTACCGCCGCCGCAGCCGCCGCTCAGTGTCGATGTGGTGGCGCCGGTTCCGCCCGTCGTCACGGTCGATGCGTCACTGCCGCCGCCGCCGAATGTCGATGTGACGCTGCCGGATCCGGTGACCGTCGATGTCGATGCGACGCCGCAGCCGCCCGTGCAGGTCGATGTCCTGGCCGCATGGCAAGGCGGCATCCCGGATGCGCCGATCGACGGCACGCTCTACGGGCGACTGAATCAACACTGGGTCGGTGTACCTGGTGGCGAGGATCTGGTGACCAGCGTCGCGCGCAAGATTGGTGACGTATTGCTCTACACCGACGACCTCGAGGACTGGGACAGCAAGGTGCTGGATGGGGGCAACTTTTAGATGACCGACATCCTCCGCATCAAGCGCCGCACCTCCGGAGCTACTGGCGCCCCTGGCTCGCTGGCGAATGCCGAGCTGGCCTACAACGAAGTCGACGACGTTCTCTACTACGGCAAGGGCACCGGCGGCGCTGGTGGCACCGCAACCGTCGTTATCCCGATCGGCGGCCCCGGCATGGGGTCGAACGCCAACCCGGTTATGAACGGTGTCGCTGCGCCTGGCGCCTTGGCCAGCTGGGCGCGCGGCGATCACGTCCATCCCAGCGATACGTCTCGTGCACCACTCGCCTCGCCGACCTTCACTGGCATACCGGCCGCACCAACAGCAGCGCCCGGCACCAACACCACACAGCTCGCGACCACAGCTTACGTGCAGGCCGCTACAGCAGCCGCCGGTGTGCAGAGCTTCAACACCCGCACCGGCACCGTCACGCTGCTGCTGACGGACGTGACCGGTGTCGGTGGAGCGCCCCTCGCCAATCCGGTGTTCACCGGCGATCCACAAGCGCCGACGCCTGCCACGGCCGACAACGACACCAGCGTTGCCACCACAGCCTTCGTGAAGGCGCAGGGCTACGCCACCGTGGCGAGCGTGCCGGTGGCGTCCTCGACCAACCCGCTGATGAACGGTGTGGTGGCGATCGGCGTCGGCACCACCTGGGCGCGCGCAGATCATGTGCATCCGGTCGACACGAGCCGTGCACCGCTGGCCTCGCCAGTCTTCACCGGCAATCCGACCGGGCCGACGCCGGCGACCGGCGATAACAGCGTCTCGCTGGCCACCACAGCCTTCGTCAAAGTGCAGGGCTATGCGCCGCTCGCCTCGCCGGTCTTCACCGGCAATCCGACTGGGCCGTCGCCTGCCAACACCGACAACAGCGTCTCGCTGGCCACCACGGCGTATGTGCGCGGGCTGCGCCAGGATCAGTTCCTGGCGCCGACGTCGGATGTTGCCTGGGGCAGCCGCAAGATCACCGCGCTCCTGGATCCCACGAACCCGCAAGACGCGGCCACGAAGAACTATGTCGACGGCGCCATCCAAGGCATCGCGCCGAAGGACAGTGTGCGCGTTGCGACGACTGCCAACCTCGCGGCGCTCTCGGGTGCGCTGACGATCGACGGCGTGCTGACGGTGGTCGGCGACCGTGTGCTGGTGAAGGACCAGACGGCGCAGGCGAACAACGGTATCTATGTGGTGGCGGCCGGCGCGTGGGCTCGCTCTGCTGACACCAACACATGGGCCGAGCTGGTCAGCGCCTTCACCTTCGTCTCCGAGGGCGCGACCAACTCGAACAACGGCTACACCTGCACGGTCAATGCTGGCGGCACGCTCGGCACCACGGCCGTGACCTGGGTGCAGTTCTCCGGTGCCGGTCAGATCAACGCCGGCAACGGCATGACGAAGACCGGCAACACGCTCGATGTCGGCGGCACCACCGCTCGCATCACCGTGCTGGCCGATAGCATCGACATCGATGCAGCCTATGTCGGTCAGACGTCGATCACCACGCTCGGCGTCATCGCGATCGGCACATGGAATGGCACGACGATCGCGGTCAATCGCGGTGGCACTGGCGCGACCACGCTGACCGGCTACCTCAAAGGCGCTGGCACGTCAGCGTTCACCGGCGTGGCGACCATACCGAACACCGACATCACCGGCCTGGGCACGATGTCGACGCAAGCGGCGACCGCGGTTGCCATCACCGGCGGGAGTATCGACGGCATCACGTTCGATATGGGCAGTTTCTGACCTAATGGCCGACGTTCTAAGGATCAAACGGCGCGCAGCTGCAGGAGCTGCGGGCCCACCATCATCGCTTGCCGCTTCGGAGCTGGCCTACAACGAGCGGACCGACATCCTCTACTACGGCAGCGGAAACAGCGTCGGGCTCGCGACCACCATCATCCCGATCGCCGGGCCCGGGGCCTTCCTGGGGCTTGGTGGCGGCTCGCTGATCGGCGGCATCGACTTCGGTTCCGCCCTTGCGAGTTCGGTCACCGACCTCTCGCGGCACATCGCGCTGTACGGCGCGGCCTACGGTTTCAACGTCACCTCGAGCCGGTTGAACGTCGTCTCAGGCGCGAGCATTTTTTTCGTTTCTGGTGGCGCCGACAAGGTCACCATCAACTCGCTCGGTCTCACCATGCAGAGTGGGACGGCGCTGACGCTGGCGCAGGATCCCACGGGAGCCATGCAGGCCGCCACCAAGCAGTACGTCGACAACAGCCCGCCAGGAGAGGCACCGAACAACGCCAACGCATACGGCCGCAAAGCGCTGGCCTGGACGCCGGTGACCGACTACACGCGCGTTGCCACCGACAGCGCGTTCGATCTCAACTCGATCAGCGGCACCGGGGCCGGGCCGTACACCGGCTACCAGGGCGTCTACAGCATCGTCAACCAGACCGCGGGGCTGAATTTCCCACCCGGCGTCACGACGGCCGCGGTGCTCAACCTGTGGAGCAGCAACCAGGGCTGGACCAATCAGCTCTCGTTTTCCCAGCAAGGCCTGTTCCACCGATCGATGTCGGGGCAGGGGACGTTCCGAGCCTGGGAAAAGGTCGTCACCGACACTGGCGGCAACTTTACGTTCACCGGGGTCATAAGCGGCCCAACGCCAGCCCCCGGCACCAACACGACGCAGTTCGCAACCTGCGCTTTCGTGGCGGCGGCTACAGCAGCGTCGGGCGTGCAGACTTTCAACACCAGATCCGGCGCTGTCGTGCTCACCAATGCCGACGTGACGGGCGTCCTGCTGCCATCGTCGACCAATCCGCTGATGAACGGGACGGTCGCGATCGGCACATCGGGCACCTGGGCGCGCGCAGATCACGTCCATCCGGTCGACACCAGCCGTGCACCGCTGGCCTCGCCCACGTTCACTGGTGTACCGGCCGCGCCAACAGCAGCCCCTGGCACCAGCACAACACAGCTCGCAACCTGTGCCTTCGTCGCCGCTTCTGCTGCAGCTGGCGTCGTCTCGTTCAATGGCAGGACCGGCACAGTCACGCTGACATCCACCGACGTGTCCGGTGCGTCGGGCCTGCTGACCTCCGGTGGCATCGTGAGCGGCCCGCTCACCCTCGGCACTAACACCGTCTCGCAGCCACTGACTCTGAACGGTCCCACAAACAGCGCGCTTCGCGACATCTACTGGCAGACAGCGGGTGTCGCGCGCTGGCGGCTGCACCCCAATTCGACCGCGGAAAGCGGCGCGAACGTCGGATGCGACCTCGATCTGCTCGCCTACGATGACAGCGGCGCGGCCATCGGGACTTTCGTAGCGCGGTTCAACCGCAGCACCGGCCTTGTCACGATAGGCAACGGTGGTCTCAGCTTCGGTTCCATCGTTGCGCCGGGCGGCACCACCGACCTCTCGCAACACATTGCGCTGTTCGGCACGACGTACGGCATCAGTGTCACGTCGTCGCGGCTGAACATCGTCTCAGGCGGCGGCATTTGGTTCAATTCGGTTGGTGTCGACAAGGTCGTCATCAACTCTACTGGCCTCACCATGCAGAGCGGGACCACGCTGACGCTGGCGCAGGATCCCACGGGAGCCATGCAGGCCGCCACCAAGCAGTACGTCGATGCCGGTGTCACTTCGTTCAACACCCGCACCGGCGCCGTCACGCTGACGGCCGCGGACATGACGGCAGCGACGGCCCTCGGTGCTCTGACGATCGGCAGCAACACGGCCTCGCAGTTCCTGTATCTGAACGGACCGGCTGCATCGTTCCGCAATATCCGCTGGCAGACGGCGGGCGTGGCGCGCTGGCAACTGTCCGCCAATGGCACCGCCGAAGCCGGCAGCAATGCCGGAACCGACCTCGATCTGATCAACTACGACGACAGCGGCACGATCCTGCTGAACCCGGTGGCGCGGTTCACGCGCAGCACCGGCATACTGACGTTGAACGGCGGCCTCCTGCTCGGGGCAGCCGCTAATATCAGCTTCGGCAGCACGCTGGCGTCGAGCACCACCGATCTGTCGAAGCACATCGCCCTCTGGGGCACCACCATCGGGTTCAGCGTCACCAGCGGGCGCATGAACATCGTTGGCGGGACTGTGGTTTTCGTCTCCGGCGGGACTGACGTCGCCACCATCACCACGACCGGCATCACCGCCAACACGCCGACAGCGACGGCCGGCACCGAGACCACCGCCCTCGCTAACACGCTGTTCGTCGCGCGGCTTGCGGCCGCTTTCGCGGGGACGGCCATCACCGATGCCGACCAGACATTGACCGCGGCCCAGGTGGGCAACGCCAGGATCGTTAACATCAGCGGGACGCTGACCGCCGATCGCACTCTCACGATGCCACTGACAGGGACGCAGAGAAACTGGATCATCCGCAACGGCACGACCGGCGGTTTCAACATCATCGTCACGGCCGGCGGCGCCACGACGTTCTCGATCCCGCCGGCCTATGAGATCGAATTCTGGACCAACGGCGTCAACCTGTTCCCGACGCATGTCCTGTTCGGGGGTTTGCCAACTCGCTTCGGTGACGCCACCCGCAACGCACTGCTCATCAACCCAGGCTTGGCGTCCGCCGCATGCACCCTCAACGTCAGCGGCACCGGGCCGCTGCAGTTCCTGGTCGGCCCGACCGCACCAACGGCAGCGCCTGGGACCAACACCACGCAGCTCGCAACCTGCGCTTTCGCAACCGCCGCCGACACCGCTTTGCTGGTCTCGCCGGCGCTCACCGGCACGCCGACAGCACCGACTGCTGCGACCGCGACCAACACGACGCAACTTGCCACGACCGCGTTCGTGAAAGCACAGGGCTACGCACCGCTCAACGCGCCAGTCTTCACTGGGGCTGTTCAAGTCACCGGCGCAGGAAGCCAGCTATCGATCATCGGGAACACCAGCTCATCGCTCTTTATGTCGAAGTCTGCGAGCGGCCAGAGCAACGTCATCAGCGGCTATACCGGCGCCACCACCCAGCGATGGGCGATCAACCTGGGGGACAATACGACTGAAAGCGGCAGCAACGCCGGGTCGGACTTCTCCATCGCCCGCTACACCGACGCCGGCGTCTTGAACGGCGTGCCGTTCCTCATCAATCGCGCCACTGGCAACACCACGGTCACCGGCAACTTCCTCGCGACGGGCACGGTCAGCGGCAACGGCGCCTACATCAACACCTCCGATCGGCGTCTCAAAGTGGACATCGCCGACACCGACCGCGGGCTGCTCGAGATCATGCAGCTGCGGCCCGTTAGTTTCAGACGTAAGCGCATGACAGACGGTCCCCTCGAGCTCGGTTTCATCGCGCAGGAATTGCGAGACGTGATCCCTGAGGCTGTGGGGCCCACTGACGACCTCGAGGATCCAACCCTCGGCATCATGCTCGATCCGATTGTCGCGGCCCTGGTGAACGGCATGAAAGCGCTGGCCGCGCGCGTGCAACACCTTGAAGGAAGGACACTCCACTGATGACGCAGCAAACACAGCAGCCGCAGGACACCCAGATGCTGCCGGCGATGGTGACACTGACGGTTGCTGACTGGGGTCGGGCGATCCAGCTCATCGGCGTCAACCCATGGAACGACGTCAACACGCTCATCGTGAACATCCACCGTCAGGTCAACGATGCCGTGGGAGCGCAGACCAGTCGCGAACCGGAGCGTGCCACGTCCGACTGATCGTCTGAGGTCTTAACGGCGGCCTGACCCGGCGCGGGCCAACACACGCAGGGTCGGGAGGCGCTCACAGTGGGCATGATCCGCAACGCGGTCTCGACCATAGCGCGCTCGCTTGGTCTGACCGACACACGATTGATCTCATGGCTGGGCGGCGGACCGACGTGGTCAGGCGAGATTGTGTCGCCCCGCACCGCGCTGGCGATCGGCACAGTCTATGCCTGCGCACGGCTGATTTCGCAGACCATCGCGACGCTGCCGTGCCAGCTCTACAAGAACGATGACGCCGGCCGCGGCACCCTCGCACGCGACCATCCGCTCTATCTGCTGCTGCACGACCAGCCCAACGCGGACATGACCGCGGTGACGTTCTGGGAGTGCGTCGTTGTCCACATCCTGCTGTGGGGCAACGCCTACATTCAGATCGAACGCCTCGGCACTCGCGTCGTTGCGCTGGCGCCGATGGTGCCAGACCGGTTGACCGCACGTCGCAACTCTGACGGATCGGTCACCTACTTCTACTCGTGGTACGGGAAGGTCACTGAGCTCGACGAAACCCAGGTGCTGCACATCAAGGGTTTCACCCTCGATGGCATGACGGGATTGTCAATCGTCGGCCAAGCGCGGGAGACGCTGGGCATCTCGATGGCAGCGGACAAGTCGGCCGCATCGTTCTTCAGAAATGGCATGAAGCCATCGATGGTTTTCACGGTCGACAAGTTCCTGCCAGAGCCGCAACGCAAGCGGTTTGAAGAAGAAACGAGGGATAAACTGGTCGGCGCAATCAACGCCGGCGGCTGGGCGCTGCTCGAGGGCGGCATGAAGGCCGAAGCGATCTCGATGAAGCCCGAGGACGCGCAGCTGCTGGCGAGCAGAGCGTTCAGTGTCGAGGAAGTCTGCCGCTGGTTTGGTGTCCAGCCCGTAATGATCGGGCACATGGAAAAATCTACCGCCTGGGGCACCGGGCTCGAGCAGATGAACCTCTGGTTTCTAACTTACACTCTGCGTCCGCTGCTGAAGGCGATCGAGCAGGCAATTAGAATGTCGCTGCTGAACGCCGGTGAGAAGAGCACCTATTACGCCGAGTTCAATGTCGATGCATTGCTGCGCGCCGACAGCGCGGGCCGTGCAGCACTGATGAAGACCATGGCCGAGAACGGCCTGCGCACGCGTAACGAGCTGCGCGCACTCGACAACGTCGCACCCATGGATGGCGGCGACGACCTCACCGTCCAATCGAACCTCTTGCCGATCCAGCTGCTCGGCAAGGAAGCGCAGTTCCGCATCCTCAAGCCGCTCGATCCGAACTTCAAACCGAGCGATGCGCAGCCCGGGCAAGAGCCGCCTGCCAGCTAGGAGATCGATCATGTTGTACGACCGGTTCGCAGCGCCGATGGAGGTGCTGTTCGTTGGCGACGGCCAGCCGGGCGCCTTCGAAGGCTATGGCGCGGTGTTCAACAACACCGACTTTTACGAGAACGTCATCGCGCCTGGTGCCTTCACCGATACGCTCGCGACGCACGCAAGCGCCGGCACAATGCCAGCGATGTTTGTCGAGCACTCGGCGTTTGAGCTGTTCGGCGATCCGCTGCCGATCGGTGTCTGGCAGGCGATGTCGGAGGACAGCAAGGGCCTGCACGTTAAAGGCAAGATCAGCGCGCTCGACACCGACCACAGCAAACGCATCATCGGGCTGATGAAGGACAAGGCCATCACCGGCCTGTCCATCGCCTTCAAGGTGCCCGCGGGTGGCGACGTTCGGTCCAACAAGGCGGGCGAACCGAAGCGCCTCATCAACAAGCTGAACCTATACGCGGTCGATCTGGTGCGTGATCCGGCGAATGCCCAGGCGCAGGTCACGCATCTCAACTCGATCATGCGCAATGTCGACGCGCAGACCGCAACCGACGCTGTCGCGGCCTGCATGAAGCTGCATCAGACGTCGCTCGCCGGTCAGAACAGTCCGACCAACGATCAGCGCTCTGCCATGTGGGGCCACCTGTCGGATGCGCATCGCGCGCTGACCGGCCAGGACGTGCCGTTGGGCATGACGTTGGCGAAGCCCACCACGATACGCGAGTTCGAAACGTGGCTCCGGGAGGAGTTTCACTTGTCGCATTCGCAAGCCCGAGCCATCGCCGAGCTTGGGTTCAAAGCGCCTCGGGATGAGGCCGACCAATTGGCGGCAAGCGAACTGCGGTCGGAGACGCTCAAGCAGCTGTCGACGCTCGCAGCTGATCTCTCCCTCATCTCCAGCAAAAGGTAGGACACCATGGCTGCTGACCCCAATCCCGAGGTCGAACTCAAGAACCTTGCCGTCGATCTGAAAAAGGCGACCGACGAAGTCAAAACCTTCGCCGAAAAGGCCGAGACCGAGATGAAGAACCTCGGCACCATCACGCAGGAGACCAAGGACAAGGCCGATAAGGCGCTGACCGAAATGAACACGATCAGCGAGCGCCTCACCGCGGTGGAGCAGAAGATGGTTCGCCGTGGCGGACCGGGCGACGAGGAGCTGAAGACGCTCGGCGACCTCGTGGTCGAGAATGCTGCCGTCAAGGGCCTGATGGAGACCAAGAACGGGCAAGCCCGCGTCGCCATCGAGCTGAAGGACATCACCTCGGGCAATCCCACCGTCGGTGCCGGCCGCTCGCCGTCAACCTCGTTGGTGCAGGCCGATCGCGTCGGCATGGTGACGCCACCGATGCGGCAGATGGTGGTGCGGAACCTGATCACGCCCGGGACCACGTCGTCGAACGCGATAGAGTACGCGGTGGAAACCGACGACCCGAACGTGACCGGCGCTGCGGTGGTGTCGGAAGGCCAGCTCAAGCCGCAGAGCAACATCACCTTCGATCTGAAATCGACCCCGGTGCGCACGATCGCGCATTTCATGAAAGCCTCGCGGCAGATCATGGACGATGCGCCGCAGCTGCGGAGCATCATCGACGGTCGGTTGACCTATGGCTTGCAGTTCGTCGAGGAAGGCGAGCTGCTCTACGGCGACGGCACCGGCCAGCACATCCTCGGGATCGTCCCCCAGGCCTCGGCCTATGCACCAGCCTTCGCGCCCACCAACCCGACGCCGATCGACCAGCTCCGACTGGCGTCACTGCAGGCGACGCTCGCACTGTATCCGGCAAGTGGCTACGTGCTGCACCCGACCGATTGGGGCCGCATCGAGCTGACCAAGGATCTGCAGGGCCGCTACATCGTCGGTGACCCGACTGGTCTGCTTGGCAAGCGTTTGTGGAACCTTCCGGTGGTCGATACGCAGGCCATGCAGGTCGGCAAGTTCTTGACTGGCGCGTTCCAATTGGGTGCACAGATCTTCGATCGGATGTCGATCGAGATCCTCATCTCGACGGAAAACGCCGACGACTTCGTGCGCAACATGATCACCATCCGCGGTGAAGAACGCCTCACCCTGGCGGTCTACAGGCCTGCAGCATTCATCTACGGCACGCTGCCCTGATGCTGATGGAGGCCCTCAAGCCGTGGATCAACCGCGACCACGAGGGCGTGGTGCATCCAGGCCAGCGTTTTTACGCTCATGGCATCCGCGCCACTGAGCTGGAACTCGCTGGTCTGGCTGTTCCTGTGCTGGACGAAGACGACACCATCAAGGTCGTTGCGGACACTCCGCCTGCGCCGGCCAAAAAGGCGAAGCCGGATGGCAAAAAGCCTGTTCATCGTCGGCCCTTGGGGGCTCGGTGATAGCATCTATGTCAGGCCGTTCATCGCGGCCACGGCGCAGCGCCGGGATGTCTACTACGAAACACCGTGGCCCGAACTGTTTCACGATCTACCGCTGCGGCTCGTGCGCGGCCAGCGACGGTTGCGGACTCAGATGCGCAACCTCGCGCGTACGCGCCAGGAGCAATGGTTCAGGCCACCGGATGACGCCAGGACGATAAGGCTCGGCTACGGCGTGCTCGAGGTGGCGAACGGCAACGTGGCCACCGCGATGGAGATCAAGCTACCGCCGCTCAACAAGCTGAACCCGGTGTGGGATCTACCAGAGCTCGGCAAATGCCCGTTCGACACCGGCGGTGCACCGCTGGCGATCATCAGACCGGTGATGCGCCGCATCGAGTGGGATAACGAGGCGCGCAACCCGTATCCGCAATACGTCGACGAGATCGCCGGCGACCTGAAGGCCCGCGGCTTCGCCACCGTCGTCATCGCCGATCTCAAGCACGGTTACGAATGGATCGAGGGCGGCCGACTGCCGCCGCACAACGTCGCGCTGACCAATGGCGAGCTGTCGGTGCGGCAACTGCTCGCCGCGGTGCGCGATGCCGCAGTCGTCGTCGGCCCGGTGGGCTGGATCGTGCCTGCCGCCATCGCCCTGCACACCCGCGCTTTCATCATCCTCGGTGGCAACGGCGGGATGAACGCACCGGAGAAGATCATCGACCCGCGCATGGACGCCAAGCGCATCGGTTTCGCAACGCCGGAAAGGTTCTGCTTATGCACGGACATGCGCCATCGCTGCGACAAGCGGATCCCAGATCTTGGCCAGCAGTGGCAGTCCTGGATGCGAAGCGTGCGCCTGCCGGTCCCACGCTCTTCCGCCAGCTCGCGGCGCAGCGACTGACCTGGCTGCCTGAACTCGGCGTCGGCTACTACGACATCGCGGATCCGCTCGAGCCCTACGACGTTCGCTACTTCGCCAAGTACGTCGGGTATCGCGACACCGACCTGGGGCGACGCCTGACCCAGTGCCGCGTCGATCTGGTGGACCGCCACTGGGACCGGCCCGTGGTCGATATCGGCATCGGCGCCGGCGCCTTCGTGCAGGCCAGGGCGAACACCCGCGGCTATGACGTCAATCCGGCGGGCGTGCAGTGGCTGCGCGAGCGCGATCTCTATTGCGACCCCTACAGCGAGGCTGTGGCGGCCATCACGCTGTGGGACGTGCTCGAGCACATTCCCGACTTCGACCGCCTCCTGGCACGCGTGACGTCCCGCGTGTTCGTGTCCATGCCGGTGTTCGGTGGGCCGAAGGAGGTGCTGACGTCCAAGCACTTCAGACCGGACGAGCATTGCTGGTACTTCACCAGCTTCGGCTTCCTGGCCGTGATGCGCATGCTCGGCTGGGAGCTGCTCGAGCACAACGAAGAGGAAAGCAGGCTCGGCCGCGACGGCATCGCCTCATTCGCGTTCCAGCGGTTCGCCTGATGTCGATGCGCTCGGTCACCACCGTCATCACGAAGGCGACCAATCGCGACCTGACGACGCTTGCGACCGCAAAGGAGGAGCTCGGCATCACCGGCTCCAAATATGACAGCCGGCTGAAGCGCTGGATCAAGGAAGAGAGCGCCGCGGTCGAACGCTATTGCGGGCGGCGGCTGATCAAAGAGACGCTGCAGCAGGTCTTCACCGGCTACATCCATCAGACCGATCTGGTGCTGGTGCTGTGGCCAGTCACCGAGGTGATCTCGGTCACCTGGGATAGCACGGTGCTGACGCCCGACCAGTGGCTGCTCGATGGCGAGGCCGGTCTGCTGCGCCGGTTCGACCCAGACCAGGGCTGCTGGATCCCGTGGTTCGATTACCCCTACTACATGCACGGCTACGGCTACCCGTATCCGCACATGGTCACCGTGCAATACACCGGTGGCTACACGCTCGGCGACGATCTGCCGCCCGACATCGAGGCCGCAGTGCTGATGCAGCTGAACGTGCGGAAGTCGGCCGGCACGCGCGATCCAACGATCAGGACCGAGACCGTGCCGAACGTGCTGTCGACGACGTATTTCGGTGGCACGCCCGGCGAGAACGCAGCGATTGTGCCCGCGGCCGCGTCGCGTCTCGAGGCCTATCGCGAGCAACGGCTGTGAGGGCGTTCCGCCAGGACGAGCCTGTCGTCATCCACTGCGAGAACTGCGAGCCGGAAGCAGCGCGTGTGGTGTCGGTTGGGCCGCGCTGCCCCGAGTGCGGCAATCGCACCTATCGCGTGCAGACCGAAGCGATGCTCGTCGAGTGCTGCTCATCAATCCTGCGCCCCGTGAACTGAGAGGCTTCTGATGCTGCAATCGACAGAGGTCTATGCCCTCCAGGGCACGGACACGCTCGACTTTCAGATCACGGCACCCGGCACAATGACCGGCGAGTGGACGGCCGGACTCGAGGGTATGCAATCCGTCGCCGTCGAGCTCCGCTTTCTGTGGGGGTCCGGTGGCACCACGGTGAAGGCCCTGGTGCAGTCAGCGATGGGCCCCGATGGCCCGGCCTATGACATCGCCCAGGTCACGTTCGATGTCGTCGCACGCACCGTGATGTTCGAGCTGTATGCAGGCACCACGGATCTCGTCGATCCTGGTGTCGGCGGCATCGATGCCAGCGGCAATCCCGAGACCGATGGCCTGCTGTGCAATGTGCTCGGCGATCGACTGCGTCTGGTGGCGATCGTCACCGGCAGTTACCTCAACACGGTTCTGTCCGCGCGCGTGCTGCCGAAATGAACGCTGACGGCGTCATACGCGCGCTCACCACGCAAGGTGAGATCGTCACTGTCAAACGGCTGACCGGCACGCGCCAGGTCGCGTTCAGTGTCGACTGCCTCGCGTTCGTGGAGATCGGCGTCGAATCGGTCCTGGTGGGCTCGGTGCAGCAGACCGCTGACAAGATCACGCTGACCGATCGCGAGATGAACGAAAAGCAGTGGCCGAAGCCACCGCGCCAGGGCGACCAGATCGTGTTCAGCGACGGCACCACACGCACGATGCAGGGTCGCGCGGACGTAAGACGTGTCGCCGAGGATCTCGTCTACTTCATCAAGACGCTCGGCGGCTGATGCGATGTCGCCCGAAGTGTTCGACGACTGCATGCCCCGCATCCAGGCGGTGGCCACGCAGTTGGGCATCACGCTGGAGATGCCGAACGAAATTGCCGGGCCGCGACCGTCGCCACCGAAGACATGGGTCGATGTCGAGGTTGCTGCGCAGTCCGCCGGTCCGATGCAGATCGGCTACGACGCGTGGAACGAAGAAGGCCAGATCTTCATTCACGTAATGGTGCCGATCGGCACCGGCATGCGCGACGCCCTGGTGCAGCGCAAAGCGTTCTCCACCGCATTTCGCGGCATCAACGTCACCACACCTGACGGGCTCTCCTACAGCGACGATCAGTCGATGGATCCGCTCGGCCCTGGCGGAGACGACGGCGTGTACCGGCGCCTGACGCTGATCGTTCGCTACCTCTGGCAGGACCGCCTGACCGCACCCCCGCCCTACTGAGCGAAAGGAACGCAGCTGTGCCGCAATTCCACATCGTTGAAGAGATGCCGACCAACTCTGGGATCTTTGAAGAGACCACCCCAGCCGAGGTCATCGCCGACGACGTCGAGAAGGCCAAGCTGCGCTGCATCGATCTCAGCCAGGACGGCAATCGATACGGCGTCTGGGTCGAATCCCCCTGAGAGCAAGGAAACCGTCCATGGAAGAGTTTCATATCCTGGTTGAATCGGCCACGCCCGGTAGTTTCGTCGAGACCGGTGAGATCATCAGCAGCAACGCAACCGACGCCATGGATCGCTGCGTCGAACTCGCAGTGGACGGCAAGAAGTACGGCTTCTGGGTTTACGAGAGTGTCGTTGCCAAGAACCTGCTGCAGCCCGCAGGCGCGGACCCCAATGCACCGCCCCTGCCGACCGCCCCGCCGGTCAATGTCGATGTTCCATACGTCTCGCAAAACGGCGCGGTGCTGAGCTGCACGCTGGGCAACTGGGACGGCTCGCCCACGTCCTATCTCTATCTGTGGCAGCTCGACGGGACACCCGTTGGCACCGCGGACACCTATCCCGTGCAGCCGGCCGACGTTGGCAAAAGCGCGACCTGCACTGTCAGCGCCACCAACGATGCGGGCACGACCTCAGCGCCGGTGTCGAACGCCATCGTCGTCACCTGAGAGCAGCGACCGCGCGTCGCGCGCACTGAAATCTAAACACAGGAGAGAGCCATGCCCGCGACCGCCGGATATCAAGCTGGCGTCGAAGCCAACCAAACGCGAATCTCGTACGCCGTCGAAGCAACCTGGGGTGTCGCCCCGGCCGTCGCCTTCAAAGCGATCCGGTATATGAGCGACACGTTGGCGGAGACGAAAACCCGCCAGCGACCGAGTGAAATCAACATCACGAGGGAAGCCACGCAAGCGGTCACCACGCAGCAGACCGCAGGCGGCACGATCAACTATGCGCTGTCCTATCAGACCTTCGATGACTTCTTCTCGGTGGTGCTGCAGCGCGACTGGCAGGCGTTCCAGACCATCAACGGCATCGCCGGCGACATCACGCTCACCAACACGGGTGGCGTGGTCGTGCTGTCGTCGACGCTCGCCACCAAGTTCGCGACCCTGGCGCAGGGAACGTGGATCAAACTCTATGGATTTACCAACACGCTCAACAACGGCTGGTGGTTCATCAAACTCCACACCGACGACTCGCATCTCACGCTCGAGGGCACCAACCGGGCCGCGGTGATCACCGAAACACCAGCTGGTACCGCGGCGCATGTGCGCGGCTCGACGATCAGCAACGGCACCACGTTCAAGTCGCTGTTCATGCAGCAGATGCTGTCGTCGACAATGTTCCTCGTCTATCCGGGCACCTACATCTCGCGCATGACGATCTCCGGTGGGATCGGCAACTTCTTCACCGGCGCGATCGATATCATCGCCAAAGATGAGGATGGGATCACGGTCGACAGTTCGACCGGCGCCGTCATCGCCGCGCCTACCACCATCGTCCTGGACCCGGTCAATGGGTTCGTCGGCGCATTCTGGAACGGTGCGCCAATGGTGGGCACGCTCGACCAGATGGCGATCACGCTGGAGAACACCGCAGCAGCGCCCGAATACGGTCTCGGCAATCAGCTCTCGGTCGGCATCCTCAGCGGAACATTCAGCGCGAACGGCACGTTCCGGATGTACTTCAACGACTTCACCAACTATAACATGATGCAGGCCGAGCAGACTGGCACCCTCTCCTTCATTCTGAAGGGCTCTACTGGAAACTCCTACGCCTTCACCTTCGTCAATGCTTTCATGATGGTGAAGATGAATGCGGGCGGGCCAGGGCAAGCGGTCTATGCCGACATCACGGTCGAAGGGAACCCCGGCCCGAACGGCGGCACGTTCATCATCGACCGCTTGGCCAATACCTAAAAGCGAGGAGACGCAGCAATGCCCGCGACTGCAGGATATCAGGCTGGCGTTGAGGCCAACCAAACGCAACTCTCGTATGGCAATGAGGTTACCTGGGGTGCGCGGCCACTCGTGCAGTTCCAGGCGATCCGCTACACGGGCGACACGTTGGCGCTCACCAAGACGAGGCAGCGGCCGAGCGAGATCAACATCAGCCGAGAGGTGTCGGGCGCCGTTACCACGCAGCAGACCGCAGGCGGCACGATCAACTATGCGCTGAGCTATGGCACCTACGACGACTTCTTCGCCTCGCTCTGCCAGGACGACTGGTCGCCGCCGCTGAACATCGCCAGCATCGGCACCGACATCACCATGACGTCGACCGGCAACACGATTCAATCGCTGTCGTCCACCTTGACGACCAAGTTCACCAACGTTTCGGTCGGTCAGTATATACGGGTGTCCGGTTTCACGACGATCACGCAATACAATACTTGGTGGCGGGTGCTGACGAAGACGGATAACTCGCACATCACCGTCACCGGCAATGCGGTCCTCGTCGCGACCGAAACCTCGGCTGGGGCCAACGTCCTGATCACCGGCTCGTCGCTCAACAACGCCACGACCTTCAAAAGCCTGTTCATCCAGCAGAAGTTTTCCTCGACCCGGTTCCTCCGCTATGGCGGCGCCTACGTGACACGCATCACGCTTGGCGGCGCCGTTGGAAACTTCTTCTCGGGTGCCATCGACGTCGTTGCGCAGACGGAAATCGCCGCCGCGGTCGAAGCCTCAACCGGTGCCACGCTGCCAGCGCCGTCAGGCACGGTGTTCGATCCCGTCGCCGGCTTCATCAGGATGAACTACAACGTCGGCACCGTCGCCGGGCTCATCGATCAGCTGTCGCTGACGCTGGAGAACACTGGTGCCGCGCCCGAGTTCAGCATGGGCGGCAGCGCCGGCGCCGACGGCATGCTTGGCGGCACGTTCACCGGCTCGGGTGCGTTCCGCCTCTATTGCAAGGATTTCACGCTCTACAACCAGTTCCAGTCGGAGCTGTCCGCCGACCTGCAGATCTATCTGCAGGACGCGCAAAAGAACTCCTACGTCATCTCGTTCCAGCAGGTGTCGCTGTTCTGCAAGATCAACGCCACCGGCCCCGGCACGGCCGTCATGGTCGACGTGACATTTGAGGCCAACCCGGATCCCACGAACAACGGCACGTTCCAGATGGACCGCCACCCGCCACCGAACTGAGCAATTCAGAGATCGGCGTCTGATCGGACGCTGATGGCGCGCGCGAGGTTTCCTCCCCCGTGCGTCGGCGCGTGACCGTTGCCGTCCGGGCTGTGGTCACGCGCCACCCTTCCAACCGGACAGGAAGACACAGCAACAATGGCAAACTTGAAAGAGTTCCAATCGGACATCCGTGCGATCAATGATGGCATATGGGTGCGCGTCAACGAAGCCTACGGCGATCTCGAGATCCAGGTGAGAGGCTTCACCGATCAGTTCCATGATGCACGCACCGCCCGCCAGATAGCTGCAGCGGAAGGCTATGGCGGCGACGAAAAGCGGATACCCAACGACGTCCAGCGACGCATCAACGCATCGCTGATGCAAGACTTCCTCATCATCGGCGTGCGCAACCTCGACAATGGCGACGGTCAACCGGTGACGATCGAGCAGTTCCACGAGCTGCTGTTCCAACCCGACTACGGTCGCCTGTCGCGCATGGTGTGGGACGCTGCAGGCCGCGTCTCCGCACGCTCGATGGCGCAGGTCGAGGCCGCAGCAAAAAACTCACCGACGGACTCCGCCTCGAGTTGAACTACGGCAACCTCCGATCGCGTCTCATGGCGCGTCGGAAGCAGCAGATCGCTGCGGGCGAGCGCCCCGATATGTCCGAGACGGACATGCCGCCGGCGCCGTGGATCGAACCCGAGTTCCTGTGGATCTGGCGCGCTTGGCATCGGCTGCACCCTGATCGTCCGCAGTATGGCGGCGGCATGGGCCCGACGGTGCCGGGCGACATCCCATGGACTGTCGTGCGCCAGTGGGCGGAATTCCATGATCTGACACGCGGAGAATTCGACATGCTCGACCGCGTGCTTCAGCGCATGGATGGCGAATATCGGGAGTGGTGGATCTCACGCCACCCGCCTGAGTCGACGGCGCCGCGACGGCGGGAGATCCGCTGATGCGGTCGGTGATCGGCGCAGACCTCGGAGCGAATCTACGCACTGTCGTCCGCAAGATGCTCGACAAGCAGGTGCAGTCACCCGATGCGCGTGCGCGCGTTAAGAAGCATCTGCAGCTGCGCATCGAGGAGATGGAGCAGAGCGGCGTCACGCCGGTGTTCCGGCAATTCGTCAACGGCGTCGAGACCAACGACCTCTCGAAAATCACCTTCCGCGGTAGCACCATCGAGCTGAAGTTCGATCGGCTCGATGGTGTCGCGCGGGCGATCCTGGCGTATGCCAAGGAGATCAGCCCGAACCCCGGTGGCCCGTACTCCCAGGCGTGGTTCTTGGCAGTGAACGGTGTGCCGGTCACCGACCTCTCCCAACACATCCCCCACGACGCGACGGTCATCCTGACCAACTTCGCGCCGTTCGCCCGTCGCCTCGAGGAACGAGGGCGCACCGGGCGCAGCGGCAGGCTGTCAGGATACGCGCGTCCGGAGCTCGTGGTGACCGAGCGCACCCGGCTTTGGGCCCGCAAGCAGTTCCCCAGCGTCAACATCGATCGGCTGTTCGTCGCCATCCCAGGCGGCGGCGGCACCGCGCGCGGCTGGCAGGTGCCGTACGTCCTGAAGACCGGGCCACACCGCGGTGAGCCGATCCTCTACCCCGCCATCCGGCTGACGGAACGCTGAGATGGCCAACGAAGAACAACTCCGCGACGACTACACGCTCAACCTCCAGGCCGAGGACAACACGAGCGCGCCGGTCGATAAGGCGGCCGCGTCGCTCGATGGTTACGTCAAATCGGCTGAGAGCGCGGCTGCGGCGGTCACTGGGCTGGGTGGCACGGTCAAGACGGCCGCTGACCAGATCACTGCGGCCGGCGCCGCCTGGGACCGCGTAGCGCGGCGCAATGACGATGTCACCGCCGCTGCCTACCGGCTGAAGAGCGCGCAGGAGGAGCTCACCCGCGTCCAGGCCCTGGCCGCCAGGGCGCTGGAGGCAGGCGGCGCCGACCAGGACGTCGTCAACCGTGTACTGGCGCAGCAGACCGAGAAGGTGCGGCAGCTGACTGCTGCGCTGATCGAGGTGCGCGCTGCGACCGAAGGTGCCGCCGAGGCGGCGGCGCTGTGGGAGACCAGGATCGAGCAGGGCGACGAGCTCCTCACCGGGCTGTCGGCGTCCGCAGCTGCTACCGCGGCCGCTTTCACCAAGGGATCCGCCGAGGCCGCCGTCTATGGCCAGTCGCTCGCCTCGCTGCGCGCGCAATTCGACAGCGTGTTCAAGGTCTCCCAGGCCTACGAAGCGGAGCTGGCGACGCTCAACAAGGCGTTCGCCACCGGCGCGATCGAGGGGCCGGTGGCGCAGGCCAGGGCGTTGGATGATCTGAACGCGAAGTACGCCAGGATCACCGGCACTGCCGACGCGCTGCTGGCGAAAAAACAGGCTGAGACCGATGCATCGGCCAAGCTGGTTGCGCAATACGCCGCTGAGCGCGCCTCGTTCGACAGCATCTATGCGGCATCGAAGCAATACGAGGAGCAGTTCAACAAACTGACCGCGGCGCTGGAGGCGGGCCGCATCAACCAGGCGCAGTTCGACGTCTATCTCGACAAAGCCAACGCGACGATGGCAACCGCCTCGCGCACGGCACAGGCCTACAGCCAGTCGCACGGGCAGGCCGCATTCGCGACAAGGCAGCTCGGCGTGCAGACCGTGCAATTTTTCTCCTCGCTCGAGTCCGGCATCCCGTTCATGACGGCCCTCGTCGAGCAGGGTCACCAGCTCGTCGACGTGGCCCTGGCGACCGGCACCGGCTTCGAAGTGATCACGAACGCGATGAAGACGGCGTTCGGCGCAATCGCCTCGCCGCTCGGCGCAGCGATCACCAGCGTCACCATTCTCACAGCCGGCCTCGTGGCCATGGCGTTCGCCACCGAGGGCGGCCAGAAGAATTTGCTGAGCCTGCAGCAGACGCTGCGCGCGACCAGGGACGATTACGCCAGCTTGGCGGGCGAAGTGAACGCCGCTGCGAAGAACGTCGCGGCCAGCAGCACAATCTCCAGGCCGGATGCGCGTGCGGCAGGGGCAACGATCGCCGGGACATTCAACTTCGAAGGCACACAGAAGGACATCGAGAGCCTCATCAAACTGTCGGGCGATCTGGCGGTTGTCTGGGGCACAACGGTTCCGGATGCCGCGAAGTTCCTGTCGAAGGCGATGGAAGATCCGGCCAAGGCCGCGCAGGAGCTCGCCGAAAAACACTTCCCCGGAATGAACGCCGCACTCGTGCGCAACATCGAGCGCATGCAGGACTCCGGCCACGCCGCCGACGCCTACGCGCAAGTGCTCCGCGTGCTCGAGGGCGTGAACGGCGCTGCGGTTGATTCGATGACGCCGCTGCAAGCGGCATTGCATCGACTGGGCGAAGAGTTCTCCAGCACGAAGAATGCTGCCGACAGCGCCGTTGCGCCGGTGCAGGGCGGTCTTTCGCGGATCGCCACCAACACGCTGAACGCGGTGAGCAACGCGATCGACGCGCTGAAGGGGCCCGACCGCCCGGTCAATTCCATGCCGATGACGCCGTTTCAGATGTACGGCGGTACCCAGGCACAGGTGCAAGGTCCGGACTTCGGGCCCGACAGCTTCGGCGCGGGAGGCGGTGGCGCCGACCCAGGCAACCGCAACCTGCTGGCACAACAAGCTGCAGAGGCAGCGAAGGCCGTCGACGACTTCAATCGGGTGATGCAGAGGGCGAATGCCACGGTCAAAGACTCGCCGTTTGGCAAGCTCCAGGATGCCACCGACACCGCCAAGGCGCTCAGCGATGCGCTGGCGACGCTTGGTGATCGCACCGACGACAATGCCGCCAAGTTCGACACCCTGACGACGGCGCTCCAGATCACCCAGAAGTCCCTCGAGGAGGCGGAGAAGGCCGTCGCCCTGTATGGCGAAACGGCGACCGACAAGGCGGTCAAAGCAACCGAGGCGCAGGCGCAGGGGCAGCGGGACATCGCCGCCGCTTATGCTGACGGCACTGATGCCGTCATCCAGGCCACGGCGTATGCGAAGGCCTACGAGGCCGCGCTGTCCGAAGGCCTGATCCCCGGCACTGACAAGTTCACCGACGCCGTCATCCGGCTGACGGTGGCGAACGTCGACAATGCGCGCGCGGTCGGCGCGGTCAAGGCGGCTGAGGACTCGCGCAACATCGATGACCAGATCGAGCTCATCAAAGCCGAGACCGAGGCGATCCTCAACAACACCGCTGCGAACCGGGCGAACGTCCAGAGCATCAAAGACAAGCAGGCGGTCGATAAGCTGGGTGAAGCGGGTGCGTCACCCGACCTGCAAGCTCATGCACTGGCACAGAGGATCTCGCTCGATGCGGCCACTGCTGACAAGCAGTTGGCCACCTCGGCGGCGTCATTGGCCGATAAATACAAGCCCGCGGAGGTTGCGCAGCTCAACGAGAAGATCGGCGAATTCGCTGCCAAGCTGCGCGAGCTGGGGCCGCGCACTGAGGAAAACGCTGCGACCGTCGACAAGTATTCGAATGCGATCAAAGGCGCCGAGGCCGAGATCACCCGGCTGAACAAGACGCACGAGGTGCATCGCGCCGAGCTCGACAAGCAGCAGGACAAGGTGCTCGCGCAGATCGATGCGACGGACAAGCTGACCAAGGCCTACGGCGAGGGCGGCGAGGCCGTGACGTTGGTCACCGCGCAGCTGCAGGCGCAGGAGAAGGCGATCTCCGACAACCTCAAGCCGGGCACTGATAAATACAGAGCGGCAGTCGCGCTCCTGACAGATGAGTTCCTGCGCCTGGGCCAGTCGCAGGCAAATTTGAAGGCTGTGCAGGAAAGTAACGACATCAACCAGCAGATCAAGCTGGTGCAGGCTGAGACCGGCGCGCTGCTCGAAAACGGCGATGCGCGCACGCTGATGCTGCAGCACATGAAGGACGAGTACGACGTCCGCAAGAACAACCTCGGGCTATCGAAGCCGGCACAGGACGCACTGATCGCACAGAAGGATGCACTGGCTCAGCTCACGCTGGAGATGAACAACCAGAAGCAGACGGTCAGCTACCTGTCGCAGCAGTTCAGCAGCGCGTTCGATGCCATCGGCACTGCCATTACACAAACGTTCGTGCAAGGCGGAGGCGCCGCCGTCAAATGGGGCAACGTGATGCAGGGCGTGTTGACGCAAGTCCTGCAGGCCTTCGGCCACCTTGCGATCCTCAACCCACTGATGAATGCACTGACGGGCGGCACCGCACCGACACTCAGCTCGGTGTTCTCTCTGCTCAGCGGCGGCGGCACCAGCAGCGGTGCTGGCGGCGCGTTGTCGCTGGTGAGCGCAGGTGGCGGCCTGTTGCGTCTGGTCAGCAGCGGCGGCGGCGGTGAGGCCGCCTCTGGCGTCCCGGGCTTCGGCGGCGGTCTGAATCTCATCGGCACCCAGGCGACGGGCGTTGGAAGCATCCTGGCCGGCGGCGGCGCGTTTGGCGCGCTGGGGTCGCTCTATGCATCCGGTGTGGGCCAGGGAAGGACGACCGGCAGCGCGGCTGGTGGCACCGACCTGCTCAGTATCGGCAGCGGCTTGCTCTCAATCGGCAAGGCGTTCTTCCCCGGCACGTTTGGCACCGGCACCGGCAGCCTGTTCGGCAATATCGGGCAGTCGCTCGGGTTGACCGGCCAGGGCGGTGCGCTGACCGGCATCACCAGCTTCCTCAACACGCCGATCTACTCCGCGGCGGGCGGCTTCTTCCCGACGTTCGCAAGCTCAGGCGTTTCGGCGGGCGAGGCGTCGTTCCTGAGCAGTGCTGGGATCTCGGCACCGACCGCTGGTGTAGCCGGTGCCAGTGCCGCGACGATTGGCAGTGTCATCGGCGGCGTCGGGGCTGGTTATGGCGTCGGCTCGATCATCGGCAGCTACGAACAAAGAGCGCTCAACAAAACCGGCCCAGCGCCGCAGATCGGTGCTGCCCTCGGGGCGGGCATTGGCGTCGCCTCGGTGGCGCTGGCTCCTGAGACCTTCGGCGTCTCATTGCTCGTCGGTGGCTTGATCGGTGGCGCTCTTGGCGGCGCTGCCGGCGGGCTGATCGGGCCCAGGCCGCCGAGCGCATTCTCAAGCACGATGATCACCGTCGGGGACGACGGCCTGCTGAGGGTCGGCGGCACAGCATCCCAGCGGGTCGACGCATCCAGCGAGCGCGCCGGTGCCATCAGTGACGCGGCTGCGATCAACCAGATGCTGCAAGGGCGTGGTCTGAGGATCACCAGCCTCGAGGGCGCGAACACTGGCGCGCCGTATCTACAAATCGGCCAGAACACCCCGGGGGGATTTCAGGATCCAAGCAAGTATAGCTCGTTCGCCGCGGCCTTCCCGAGCCTGCGCTTCTCGTCACCCGACGCGCTCACCAATCAGTTCATCCAGGGGCGCTTGTTCGCCTCGCCCGACGAGCTGCAGGGCGTCACCACATCGCTGGCGGATTTCGAGAACGCCCTCAAAGGCACCAAGGCCGAGTCCGATACCATGGGCATCGCGCTGCGTGCCCTGGCCGGTGTCACGAACACCGGCGTGCAGCCGGCGTTGCAAAAGGCGGCGACGTTCATCACGGCAACCTTCCCCGCGCTGACGGCAGGCGCGCCTGGCTCGTTGGCGACCGCGCAGAGCCAAGTCCATTTCCAATATCAGGATGCACTGAACACCGCGCAGCAGCTCGGCTTCGGCTACGACGAGCTCGCGGCGGCACAGCAGAAGGCCTTCGACAAAAACAACAAGGCGGCGCAGGACGCGCTCGATGCATCGGCAGCGAGTGTGCAGAGCCGTTTCCTCACCGCGCAAGGCACGGTTTCCGGCAGCCCACAGGATGCGATGAACGCCCAGCTGTTCGCGTTCGACGCCAATGCCAAGCAAGCACGGCAGCAGCTGTCCGACACGCTCACCGGCATCTTCGGCGATGCATATACGACGTCGGCGGACTACGCGCAGCGGATGGCGGACAACGACAAAGCCACCGCCGAGGAAAGGCTGGCGATCCAGGTCCAGTTCAACAAGCAGCAGCTGCAGATCCAACAGGCGAGCGATCAACAGCTCGCGGCACTGCAGGTCCGCTTTGCGACCAGTGTCGCTGCATTGAGCGGCGATCCACGGCAGATCCAAGCCGCCCAGGTGAACGCGTTGGGCGTCACGCAGGCGCAGGAGCGAGCCCAGTACATTCAAAGCGAGCAGCAAACCTACGGCGATCTGTTCGGCACCGCGGATCCGAACAACCTCGACAAGTGGATCGCGCTGCTCTCCTCGCAGAACAACGAGATGCAGCTGCTGCAGCAGCAAATCGCCAGGACGAACCTGCAGAATCAGATCGCCAGCGATCAGCAGAACCAGGGCTTCAGCGTGCGCTCCGCCAATGCCCAGGCAGCGCTCAACCCCGCCGTCGCCCCGCAGGCGGCGCGGTATGCGTTCGACGTGCAGGCGCAGCAGGAACAGCAGGCCCTGTACCTCAGCCTCACCGCGACCTATGGCAACGCCTATGCACAGACGCAGGAATACGCGGACAAGCTGCTGGCCCTGCAGAAGGTGCAAGGCGAGGAACGGTTGGTGCTCGAGCAGACGTTGCACGACCGCCAGATGCAGCAGGACATCGCCAATCAGCAGCAGGATGCGAACCTGCGAACGCGCGTGCAAAATGCGCGGGCGCAACTCAGCGGCGCCCCAACGACGATGGCGACTGCTGAGATAGACGCTTTGCGTGCGCAACAGCTCACCGAACGGCAGAGCTTCCAGGTCGGCCTGCTCTCGACCTTTGGCGATGCCTATGCGTCCACGAAGGAATACTACGACAAGCTCGCGGCATTGAACGATGCGCAGGTTGCGGAGATGCAGCTGCTGCAGGCGCAGATCGATCGCGCCAGCCTCGAGCGCAACATCGCCAGCCAGCAGCAGGACCAGAGCTTCGCAACCCGCTACACCAATGCGGCCGCCCAGGTCAGCGGCAGCGTGTCCGATCAGAATGCGGCGGTGCTTGCGGCGTTCGATGCGCAGGCCCGGGCCGAGATTCAAAACCTGTACCTCAGCCTCACCGCGACCTATGGCGTGGCATACGCGCTGACGCAGGACTACGCGAACAAGCTGACGGCACTGCAAAAGGCCCAAGGCGAGGAGCGTCTCGCACTGCAGAAGCAGCAGGACGATGCCCTGAAAAGCCAAGCCGTGGGCACGATCTCTTCGCTCAATCAGTACGCCATCAGCCTGCAGACGGGCGACAAGTCGCCGCTGTCGCCCAAGGCGCAACTCGACTTGGCGCAACGCCAGTTCGAGACCCAGGCGCAGCTGGCATCACATGGGAATTACGCGGCCGTGCAAACCCTGCAGCAATACAGCGAGGCCTATCTCGCTGCAGCGCACACCGTGTTCGGATCCGGCATGGATTATGTGCAGGCCTTCAGCAAGGTGATCAGCACCCTGGCGACAGTCGCGTCGCAATCGCCTGACGCGCTGACCGCATCGATCCTGCAGACCGAGACGCGCACGCAAACCGCGATCCTGGTCGAGCAGCTGCAGGAGCTGCAGGACGAGGTGAAGCAGCTGCGCCTGCAGCTGGTGCAGGGCCAGACCGCGCCGGCGCGTGTCGGATGACGGCCTACTTCTTCGCCATCGAGCAGGCGATCCGCCAGCCGAGTCCTGGCGGCATCAAGTTCGATCTCGGCCATGCCACGCGGCCGCACGGCGCGCTGTCGATGCTGGAGACTGTCTACACCGACAGCCAGATCCTGGCGTCCGACTCAGGCTACTGCACGCAGCCCTCCGATCCGGCGGGCCCAACGCCCTATCCGCCGCGCGTGCAGGAAGCCTTCGCGATCGATGCGATGGTGAACCTCGATCCCACAGCGAGCGCGGTCGGCGCGTCGTGGGGTGCGATCAGGCTCGCCAACAACGACGGCAAATACGATCCGATCATCACCGGCGGCTGGATCGCCGATGGCCAGTCAACGCACATCCTCTACGGCACGAAGGAGCTGGAGAATTTCGACGGGTTCAGGACCGCGCGCAGCGCTGCGGCCACACGGCTCGATCGGACCAACACGCTGGCGCTGGCAGCACCCGGCGCGTTGCGCCAGGACTTTACCGGGGCACTGACGCTCGATCAGAACGCGACGAATTCGCTACGCAATTCGAGCGCAAACGGTGCAGTTCCGGGTACGATCGGTGCGGGTGGCGTCATGCCCGCGGGGTGGCAGACGACCGCTGTCGGCCTGACCATCGAGCTGTCCACCTATCGGACCGCGCTCGCCGGCGGCACCGCGACGGTGCTGCGCCTGCGCTATCACGGCACAACCAGCGCCACCTCGGGCACCCTGATCTACAGCAACGCCGGCGGGCTCTCCGGTCTCCCGGTCAATCAGCCTGTCGCGCAATCGGTCTCCATCGCGCGCGCCGCGGGGAGCTTCACTGGGGTCACACAGATAACGCACTATCTGGTGGCCGCCGATGCAACAGGTACGGCCATCGCAACGGCGCAGCCCAATTTCCTGCCGTCGATCACCACCAACCTGACGCGGGTGTCGCGCACCCTCAACCTGCCTGCGACCGGTGTCGTGCCGTTCTACACCGCAGCCGCAGGCATGGCGTTCTACTGGGCGAGCGGTGCCGCGATCGATTTCACCATCGACGTTGTTGCACCCCAGGTCGAGCTGGGCGCGGTGGCGACGCCGTTCATCGCGTCCTCGGCCGGCGAAGTGACGCATGGCGATGCCACGGTGAACTACATCCCCCATGGCGATATGTCTGGCGCGGTAACAGGCACACCGGGCACGCTGCCGACCGGATGGAGTGTGAACCTCGGTACCGGCATTTCGCAGCAAGTGGTGGCGATTGGCACCGATGCGGGGACCGGTCTGAAGTACATCGATCTGCGATTCTTCGGCACCACGGGCAGCACGCTCACCAACCTGCATTTCACCGGCGCGAACGCGATCGATGCCAACACCGGGCAGAAGTGGTGCATGAGCGTCTATGCCCTGCTCGCCGCAGGATCCCAGGCCGGGCTCACCTTCGCGGTCGGCGTGCAGGAAATGGATACGGGCGGCGCATTCCTGGTGTGGGATGCCGAAACGCAGAAACAGCTTGCGGTCGCCGCCATCGGCATCGGCCGCACCAGGCGCGTCGCGCCGATCACCACGGCCAATGCAGGCTGCCGTTATGTGCAGCCGTCGATGTGGTTCACCTACGCCAGCGGTGTCGCGATCGACTTCACCGTGCGGCTGATGGCGCCGCAGCTCGAGGGCGGCACGGTGGCAACCGCGGTCGTCCCCACGACCACCGCAGCTGCAGGTCGGGCAGCAACCTACAGCGTCACCGGCACGCCGGTGCTGATGAACGAAGCTGCCGCGACCAACTATGTCCGCTCGACGCAGACACCAGGGGTCGCCAACGTGACGGTGGCGGCATCGACCGATGTGCCTGCGATCTACTCGGGCGTGCCGGTGTGGAAACATACGCGCACAGCAACAGGCACCGACACCAACACCGGTTCGTTTGGAGTGACCGCGCTGCCGTCAACCGGCGTGCATATTCGTGCCTCGATGTGGGCCTGGGTGCCGTCATCGCTGAACACGAAAAGCAACATCAGCATCAACATCGAGGGCAATGTCACCGCAGCGGTGAGCGGCCGCGCCGACACGACGCGTGTCGATCAGTGGCAGCGCATCACCGCGACCGCGACGCTCAACTCAGGCAGCACCACGACGAACATCGTCTTTCGCACCACCACGCAGCAGGCCGGGGACGTGCTCTACACGGCCGCGTGGCAGATGGAGCTCGATAGCGGCGCCCCCACGTCGTTCATCCCGCCAGCGACCGCCGCAGCCGTCCGCGACGCCGATCTGCTCTATACCGCGCGCAACATCCTGCTGGATCCGCCCTACGCATCGCTCATTCCGGCCTTCAACGGCGTCGCCGGCTCGATCACCTCCGACGACCAGGAAATGACCATCCCGCTGCGCGATGCCTCGTACTGGCTCGAGCGCCCGCTGCTGCGATCGACCTATGGTGGCAATGGCCAGTACGACGGCAGCGCCGCCCTGGCCGGAACGCTGAAGCCCCTCGTCATCGGCGCTGGCACGAAGACCGGGACGCCGGCCTTCCCCTTCTGGGACGGTCCGGTGAGCAACGTCACGCCGGTGCTGATCGATCCGGCGGCGTTGATCTACCAAGTGAACGACGGCCCGATCGGCCGGATCGCAGGGTTCTATGAAGGCGGGCACGCAGGCGGCTGGCCGAACGCTGGCGATGTCGCTGACTTCTATGACGGCAGCTCGACTCCTTCCGGGCAGTATCGGACCTGCCTCGCGCGTGGCTGCATCCAGCTGGGATCGCAGCCGACGTATGCCATCACGCTCGATGTCAACGGCCCGCCGATCCAGGCGCCGGCGACCAGCCTCGCCGTCGCTTACTACGCCCTGACGCAGCTGTGTGGCGTGCCGACGAACCTCGTGGGGTTAACCGCCGGTGAGCTGACCGCCATCGGTGCCACCGCACCGCTGCGCAATGGCTGCGGCCTGTTCCTCGGACCGCAGGACAATCCAAGCGGCGTCGATCTTTTGACGCGGATCCTCGCGCCGTTTGCGATGAAGCTGGTGTCCTGCCGCGATGGGATGCTGCGCGCGCTGGTGCTGGCCGCGCTGCCGGCGTCGCCAACCATCAAAGCGGTGCTCGATGATCGCACGATCATCTCAATCACACCGATCGATCTGCCAGCCACCGTATCCCCAACGCCCTACAGGATGAGGGTCGGTTACAACGACAACTACACCATTCAGACGAGTGGCCTGTCGCCCCTCGCGCCGCCGGCCTGGGTGCAATACGTCGCCACCCCAAGCAGCGTGGCACAGGCGAATTCGCCCGTCCTCGCAAGTGCCATCGCGCGGCCGAATGATCCGCCCGTCATCACCGGCAGCATCATCACCCATATCGACGGGTTCGGTGCGCTCGACGCGGCGACCCAGAGCGCGGCCCAGTACATCGGATTGTGGGGTGTGCGACGACGGCTCTATGGCATCGCTGTGCCATTCACCGTCGGCGTCGCGCTCGAGTATGGCGACGTGGTGTCGATCACCACTGAGATCGGTGACCTGTCAGGCACCGTGCTCGGTCAAGTCGTCGGCTACAGCTACCGCAGCGAAGACGCTTCGATCGTGCTGAGGATCCTCACATGAGCGGCCCATTGCTCGGCTACATCAACTTCGTAAAGAGCGGCACGGTGACGGCGAACAATGCCGCGGCCAATTTTCCGGTGACCAACCTGCAGAACGATTCCGGCCACGCGGCCGATGGCTGGCAGACCACGATCAAGACCGGCATTCTATTGACCATCACGTCAGCGCTGGGGCTGCAGCCTTACCGCCTGATCGGCCTGTTCCGCTCCAACATGACCTCGGCCGCCGTGCTGGTGTTCACTGTCTACACGAACCCATCGACAGTGGTCTGGACTGCCACGGTCGGCGGCCCAGTGAATGGCAGCGGTCAGGTCGTGGTCGACACCGGCGGCGTCATCGGTGACTACGCCACCGTCCTCATCAACGACGCGGGCAACCCCCAGCCGTACGTCAACGTGGCATTGGCCTACGCTGGGCCCGCCTGGAGCCCGCTCTCCAATTTCTCGCTGGCCACCAGCTACGGCCGTGACGTCACCACCGATGAAATGATCTCGCACGGCGGCCAGGAATACCCGGTCTATCGGTACCAGCGGCGTCGCTGGGATCTCGACATGCAGGGCGTCCGCACCTCGAGCGAGCTGTGGCCGATCCTCGATGCGATGATGCGCATCGCCGCACCCGGCGCGAACATTCTCGTGGTGCCCGACTTTGGCTCGGCCGACATGACGACCGAGGCATCATTCGGTCGCATCAAACAGACGGCGGATGTCAAATACCCGTTGGGCACTGCCGATCGCCGTTCCTGGTCAGGCCAGCACACCGAACGGGTCTGAGCGAGGTATCATGGCAGAGAAAACCGGCAACCTGATCCTGGAGCTGGTGCCTGCGCCTGGCACCGGCAGCTTCACGTTGGGAACGCCCGCGCCGAACCGGCTGCCGTGGTCGTTCGGCGAGGGGATTTATTGGACCTCGGGGGCGCAGCTCTACTACTTCGCCGACGACACCGCGCAGCAGGAATGGGGCTACGGCACCTACACCAGCGGCAGGCTGACGCGCGATCAGGTGCTGTGGAATTCCAACAGCAGCAACGCGCGGCTCAACTTCGGGACCAAGCCAGTCTACCTCTATCCGGAGATCCCGGCGGAACGGCAAGTGTATCGCGATCCGGCCTCCGGGCGGCTGATCGCGGCCTACGACATCACCAGCCCGACGCAGAACCTGGGTCCGCTTGCGGGCCATCGCAACCGCCTCATCAACGCCGGGTTCCAGATCAACCAGCGGAACTATGCCGGTGCCGCCACCGCCGCAGGCCTCTACATGCACGACCGCTGGAAGGCGGGTGCGGGCGGCTGCACCTACAGCACCAACCCGCTGTTCCCGGGCTCCACGATCACCATCACCGCGGGGACGCTGCAGCAGGTGATCAATGCCGTGCAGATGGACGGTGGGACTTACACGCTGTCCTGGACCGGCACGGCCACGGCGCGGGTCGATGCCAGTGCCTACAGCGCGAGCCCGCTGACGGTGACCGGCCTCGCCGCCGGCGTGACCCACACCGTCGAGTTCAATACCGGCACTGTCCGCTACCCGCAGTTCGAGCCCGGCGACGTCGCCACGAAATGGGAGATCCGGCACGACGAGCAGGCGCTGTGCGACCTCTACTACAGCTGGGGAAATTTCAACTACCAGGGCTGGAACGGCGGAAGCAATCCGATGGTGTTCACTATCAGCCTGCCACAGAAGATGCGCGCCAACCCGACGCTGACGCTCAACGTGAGCACCATCACCAATCTCACCGGCCCCACACTGACGGCGTTGAACAGCCGCGATCTGGCGCTCTCCGTCTTCGGGGTGGCGGCCAATCCCTTCACGTTGTTCGGCAGCTACACCGCGTCGAACGAGCTTTAGTTCGCGAGGTGCACGAGGTCGTCAGCCCACAGGTCGAGTTTCATACTCTCGCCGACGGTGCGGGTGAGGAGCACCAGGATGCGGCCTTCCTCGGCGCGTATCACGCTTTTGACGTTCCACAGCCGGCCATCCTCCAGACGCACGTTGTCGGAGGAGCTGAGGTTGGCGGCGCGGCGCAGGATCATCGGTCAATTTCCCGATCGGCGTTGGTGTCATAGTTGACACGACAATGACCATCACTGTGAATGCCAGCATCAAAACGACGATCAAGGCTTTCCCTCCTGGGGAGGCGTTGCTTATTCGCAACACAGTAGGCCATGAACGTGCGAGATGCAAACTGAACCTTCACTCGGTCCGTGCTGTGGATGCGAGCGCGACGACGGCACCACGCACACCATCGTTATGCTCGGTTTTCGCAACAAGGTGCCTGGGCACGGCTGGGGCTGCGTCGTCTGCCACCTGCCCTTCGACGGGACGAGCGCGGTCCTCTGCGATGAATGCACCGCCCGGATGGAACGCGGCGAGGATGTGATCCGCTTCGCATGTCGCGGCTATCCGGACACCGAGGGCCGTGCACCGATAGGCAAATTCACTGAGCCATTTGAGCATGATCTCACCATCGAGCATTGAGACATCGAGGTCGTGCCAGCACTCGTCGTGGCGCAGGATGTATTGACACGCGCCAGGACAACGCCGACGCGGATGCCGATGGCACTGCGGCAATGGTTGAGGGCGCGGAGGTGAACCTTTGACCGAGGAGCCGCTCTGGCGCTGCGTCCGCTGCGACCTGGAACTGCTATTCGTGGTCGACCGCGCGTGTCCGCGTTGTGGCTGTTGGTGGTTGTCGCTCGATGGCACAACCAAACACGTCGGTGGTCCGAACTGGCCCAAGCCATGATGCGGAGGAGTTATGTTCGTCACCAGTGAATCTCGTCGCTACATCGGCATGGTGATCGGCACCGGCCAATGCATGGCCCTGGTGCAGCTCACCAATCCGGGGATGCCGGTGTCGTCGAAGCTGCGTGCCGGTGCGCCGGTGCGCGATTTCGCTCTGCCGCGTGGCACGGTGATCGGCACGTTCAACGCCGAGGGCCGGTATGCCAACGCCACCGACGGCTCCTCGCATGTCGCGATCTTCCTGGAGCAGGTCGAGGGAGGCCTCGCTGTGGTCGACCAGTGGACTGGCCAGCCGGTGCACGAGCGGGTCATCCGCTTCAAAGCCGGCGCCGGGCCCGCCTGCGATGACGGTGACCGCTTCTGCGTCGTCGAGGCCGTGTGAGGCGCGCTGAGCGCAAGGCCGCGGCCGAGGCGCTGCGGGTGCAGCAGCTGGCCGAGTTCCACGCCCGTCATCGCTGCAGCGTGTGCGGTGAGGCGGCCGACGTGTTCGTCATCACCCCGGTGCCCCGCGGTTCGGTCACCCGGAAGTACTGCATTCCTCACGCTCCCAGGACTGCATCAGACGCGCCAGCTGCAGCAGCTCCGCCGCCAGCTTGATCGCCGCGACGAAGGCCACCAGCTGCTGGGCCGCCCAGGCGTCGTTGGCGATCTCAATCGCCTCGTCCGTTTTCTCCAGCAGCCAGGGGATGGTGATGGTGGTCACCAGATCCGGCCGCCGCCGAACAGGATGATGAAGATGATGATGATCAGCACGAGGACGAGCCCGCTGTAGTGCGTCGTCCCCCAGCCAAGGCGCGGGCCCAAATAGACGCCGCCGCCGCCGAACAGCAGCAGCAGCAGGATGATCAGGAGGATGAGGTTCATGCCAGCAGCCAATGCTGGCGCGACAGCCCGAACAGGATGATCGCGAGGCAGATCAGCACGATCACCAGCTTGAGGATCGGGTCGATCAGCACCGGGCCGCGGGCGACGATGATGATAAGATCAACCAGCCAGCAAGCGAGCCACGCGACGACGCCATAGACGAGTGCTTTCTCTTGCATCGGTACCTCCCTAGGCCGAATCGGGAACACGAGATTCGCGCGACTCGCGTCGCATTCTCTCGCTCCATTGCTTGAGCGCGTTGGCCAGCTCGCCGAAGGCCTGCGCCCGGGCGTCGTGGCGCTTGTAGAACTCGCCCTGCCCTGGCGCCCGGTTCCGATCGCGCTGTGCGGCCTCGCGGATGCTGTGGGCGGTCCCCAGGCCGATGCCGACCAGGATGCCCATCTGCATGCCGGCTTCGAACACCTCGGTGACGTCGCCGCTCCCCACAGCCGCCGAGGCCTGCTTGGTGCCGGTCTCGAGTAGCGCGGCCAGCTCCGCGATTTCATCCACAGGCGGCTTCTGGTCGGCCATGGCGCCCTCCCCTGTGCATATTGCACCGTATTGGTCGCACCTCGTCCACCGGGTTGTCCACAGAGCGGCCAGAGACCGTGCATATTTTTGCTTCCCGTGAAGCACGGGTCAGGAGCGCTGTCATTTCCCCGTCGGTAGAGTCCGAACTATCGGCTCGGCTGGTGGCGGCCGCGATAGCCCATGCCGCGGCGTTGCAGGATCTCGCACTCCGGACAGAACGCGACGCGCTGCTCGGGGGGACCGGCATACCAGTACTCGCACTCGATGCACCGGCGCTTCACCATGCCTGGGAGCGGATCCCACGGCTGCTCGTTGATCTCGCGGGCAAGCGTCTCAGGGTCGGAAGGGTGGGTCATCCGGGTCGTCCCGATGCTGGATCGCACGCTCGTTCCAACCCATCGCCCAGGACAGCCGCTTGACCGACAGCCAGTGCGCCCTGTGAGGGTTCTCGTGAAAGCCCAGGCCTGCGCGATGCGCCAGGACGCCATCGGCGAACGCATCGATGTCCAGGTCGCGCAAAGTGGCGTGCTTGTTGGCCAGCAGCGCCTCGAAAGCAGTCTCATCGTCGCTCATTGAACGCGCTCCAGCTGGACAATCTCGCGGCTGACGATCGAACGAAAGCTGCCATCCTCGCCCTGCAGCACCGGCATCATCCCGACATGCCCTCGCAGGATCTTATCGAAGGTCAGCATCAGCGACCGGCCGTTGGCAGACGCCAGCAGCACCACGCCGGTGACCTCGTCGAGCCCCATGGTGATGATGACCACATCGCCCTTGTGGAACGCCATCCGTGCACATTGCAATGCCGTTGCTGGTTCGTCTACTGTTCGAGGGCTGGCGGGGGGTTCGCCATGGTGGCCCCTTCGAACAACCGAACCCGGGAACTTCAGATCGGCCCCCGTCAGCCTGGGCCGGGGGTGAGCCAATACCGGCGACCCTGGAACCGGCCGGGTTTCAGGTCTCCCCCGGCCCAGCCCCCTACCTCCGTTTTTTCTTGATCGACGGCTTGGTGCGGGCGAGCGTCGACTCGATCGACAGCTTGCCGCCCGCCGTGTGCCCGGGCATGCCGCGCCGCAACGCCGCGCGACCTTTGTCGGTCATCACGAGATCATTGCCCTGGCGCGCGATCCAGCCGGCGGCGAGCAGCTGCTCGATCTTGTCGGGCGGGAAATCGGTCACCAGTTCTTGCTTCCCCAGCCAGGCACCTTGTGGCGCTCTGGCTCGTCGGCGTCAGGCTCTTCGAGGACGGGTGGCGCCGGGCGGCTGAACAGATCGCAGGTCGCCACCGCCAGCACGCTGCCCGCTACGCGCGGGCAGGTCAGCATGTAGGGGTCGAAGGCCTCGCATTCGCGGCAGGGCAGCCGCCCGGCGGGGCAGGCGTCGAGGTAGCCCGCCTCGGTCTTAGGTATCCGCGTCACACGGATACCTTCAGCCCCACCACAGCCACCAGCCCAGCAGCCCCAGCAGCGTCCACATGACAGCTCCGATCGCCAGCCCGATGATCATACCCTTGGCGGCCAGCAGGTCTGGATTGTTCGTGAACATACGGACGTTCTCCTCGGGCAAAAAAAAGGCGGTGCACCCATTGGCCACGGGCGCACCGCCAAGTTCAGACCTCAGATAGCCTCAGCGGCGCTTGCGCGACGCTGCGGCGGCGGTGCCCAGCAGGCCGAGGCCAAGCAGGGCTAGGGATGCAGGCTCCGGGATCGGCGCACAGCTTGTCGTGCTGGTCAGCTCGCACAGCCCGCTCACGCGCGGCTGCTTGAAGCTGTTGAAGCCGAAGGCCGTGCCAGGGATGTCGTTCTCCACCTTGATGTCGGTGATGAACTCGCCGTTCACCGCCACCATGGTCAGGAAGTTCTGGCCATTACCGAGGGCGAAAACGAACGGCGCACCGAAATTGTCGGTGACGGTGATCTTCGCCGTGCCGGTGCCGAAGTCGAGGTTGATGATCGCGTCGGTCCAGGCGGTCTTCTTGCCGTTGGCATCGAGACCGGCGGTCATTTCGATCGAGTTAAGCTGGGCCGACTGGTTGCCGCCGTTGTTGATGCAGTTCAGAGCGCAGAAGATGTCCGCCTGCCCCTTAGCCTGCTGGGTGAGCACCTGTCCGGTGAGGCTGCGGAAATCCACATCAGCGCCGGTATGATCGACCTCACCGTTGTCGAGCACGACACCAACCTGTGAGGCTTCGAACAGGATGTTGTCCTCATTGGCCTGCGGGTGGTTGCCAGTCGTGAAGATGATGTTGGCGGACGCTGGTACTTGGCCCCAAACCAAGGCACCGGCGATGAGTGCGGTCGTGGTCAGTAGTCGTTTCATGGTATCGATCCTATCCCAGTTGGGTGATGAAGGCGGGGGCGGCATTCCCAGTGCCGCCCCGTCGTTCCCAGACGCGGAGTTGCTCCCCGCTTATGCGTCGCGACGCTTGCGGCTGACCATGCCGAGGCCGAGGAGGCCGACGCCCAGCAGGGCCATCGTGGTGGGCTCTGGCGCGGCCACGGAGGCATTCGCGACGCCACTGAAGGACGAGGTGAATGGCGCGATCGTGGTGCCAGCGATGGCGAGGCCGCTGAGGTTCGACATCGAAAGAGTCCAGCTCGACGGCGCAGCCAGATCGGCCGCCGGGATGATGCTGGAGCTCAGCAGCAGCGCGTCGGGCGGATTGGCGACGTTGACCGACAACTGAGAGCCACCGGTGAGCCCGAACGCCGCGTCAGTGAAGCTACCCTGCAGGTCGATGGTGCCCGAGCAGTTTGCACCCGAGGCGACGCAGAAAGTGCCGCTGTAGTGCTGCAGGATCGCCGGGCCGATCGTCGTGGCCGCGTCAGTCGAGTGTGCGTTCAAGGTGAAGATCGCGGCAATCGCTGGCGGCGTGACGACACCGAACAGCTGGCTGATCAGGACGTTCGCGCCAAGCGGGTTGATCGTGGTGATCGTGGTCTGCGTGTTGCCCACGTTGGTCGTGGCGACGAGCGTGTTGAGAGGCGAGGTCTGGCCGAAGCTGATGATCTGCGTGGCATTGGCCAGTGGAGCGGCAGCGACGGCAGCGATTGCCGTGGCAGCCAGTAGCAGGTTTCGCATGTGGTTGTTCCCTTGCAAGGATTGCCCCACCGGGATGGGGGCCATGGGATACAAGCACGGATTGTTCCGCTATGGTTGTAAAGAGTTCAAACAGTTTTATTGAAATATCCACAGGCCTCAAGGGCCCACGAACATGCCCATCAGGCAGACATTGCAGATCCGCTTAACCGTGCGCGGCGCGTACGGCCGGAAGTAGACGCCGTGGCCACACCGCGTGCAGGCCGAGGTCTGGTTGTCGGGGAAATCCCCAGGATCGGGCAACCGCATGCAGACCATCAGATCGGCGGTCTCCGCGGTCGCATCATCAACCACCTGGATCGTGACCTTCTTCGTCATAGCAGCTTCGGCTGCGCTGGCGCCGGGGTGACGCCCGGCACCCGGGGCAGCGGCTGGTAGCGCGGCGCCTCGTAGCCCGCGTCGACCTGGGCGCGGTGTGCGAGGCACGCCCACACCACCGTGGGGTCAGGCCACAGGCCGAACCCGAACCGGCCCGGCCCGCCGCAGATCCGACAGGCTCCGCTCAATCAGGAGGCGAGGCCTCGGGCTGCTTCACCCAGGCCTTGTCCATGATCATCACGCCAGTTTTGCCAAGCAGGACGCGCGGCATCTCTGGCTCGAGCAGCGCCGCGACCGCGCCGCGGAGCTCCTCGATCTGCCGCGCCTGGGCTTGGTTCTCGGCCTTGAGGGTGGCGACCTCCTCCCGCAGCCTATCCTCCTCGGTCATGACCACAGGTCTCCCGCGACGTGCGTGGTCGGGATGGTCGGGGTGGTCATCTCGAACACGATCGCCGACAGCGCTGAGCTGCTCATCCACACCTCCGGGTGCGCAGTGGCGTAGAGCGAGAAGTCGGCGACGGCCATCTGGTGGTACTGGTCGAGCGTCAACGCCGGCGGCGGCGGAGGCGGAGGAGGCGGCGGTTCCGTCGTGCCTCCACCACCAGTGCCACCACCATCGCCACCCCCACCAGTGCCACCAGTGCCCCCAGTACCACCCCCGCCATTGGCACCCCCGCTGCTCGGGTTGATGAACGTCATCGAGCTGGTATCGAGGCTCGGCCGGGAGGCCAGCAGCACGGTGCCCGACTGGGCCAGGGGCCCGGTGGACAGCTGACCCCCGGTCAGCCCGAACACGCTGTTGTTGGTGAAGCCGATCGTGGTGCCGTTGGCATCGAGGATGCCGCGGCCGCTGCCGGTGTCGTCGTTGACGACGGTGTTGCCGGTGAGCGCGACGCTGTTGCCGTAGCCGGCGGCGACGCCCTCCTCGGCGTAGGCGACGATGAACGGGTTCTGGGTTGCGCCACCCTGCTCGATCACGTTGTTGGAGATCTGCGCATTGCCGCCGTTCGGCAGGTCGATGCTGTAGCTGGCGCTGCCGCCGTTATCGAAGATCCGGTTGCCGGTGATGGTGTTGTTCGCCGCGCGCGACTTGACCTCGTGGCCGACCACCGCGTCGTGGATGTAGCTGTTGGTCAGGGTGAAGCTGGCGATCTGCCCGATGTAGAGGTTGTGCGTGCTGCCTGACCCATCGCCGTTGTGCGAGAACTCGCTGTGATCGATGGTGATGCTGCCGTTCGGATCCGCCGCGCCCAGGATGCCGTCCTGGTTGTCGTGGAAGTAATCGTTCGAGAGGGAGAGGTTGCCGCCCTCGTAGCGAATCGCCGCGCCGTTCCTGTCGGGCACCGTGACACCTGAGATCTCGAACCCGTTGATGACGACGTTGTCGCCATGCTCGGTGATCATCGCCTTGCCGTCGTCAGGCGAGCGGGTCTCGACCATCTGCACCTCGCCGTCGACCGCCTGCAGCGTCAGGCTCTTGTCGATCGAGAGGAACTGGTCGGTGTAGACGCCGGCGGCGACGTCGATCGTGTCGCCAGGGTTAGCGGCGTTTATCGCAGCCTGGATGGACTGGCCTACGGCCACGTTCAGCACAGTCATGTTCGCTCCTGTGGTTGGTTGCGGATCAGCTCGACTAAATGGCGGAGCCATTGAGCTGCGTCGGTTGGGGTCAGCGCGCCCCGCTCGAGAAGGGTGGCAATGTCGCTGAGCGCATTGGCCATCGATCTCGGGACCATAGCAGGCTGCGCCTTCGGTGTGTGGCTGGCTCCTGCCACCCCGACCGGACGATCCTCCTCATCGGTTGATTTCATTCAGCTGCCATAGTCGGTTCGCGTGGATCTGCGGGCATTGGGTTCGCGTCTCCCTCGTCGGTTATCTCGCTATGCTTAGCCGAGGTTAGCTCGGGCTCGGGGGCAGCAATCGCCTTCACCTTCGCCGGCCGAGGCTTTCGCTCGGGCAGCCCGCGGGCCTCCCTGACGCGCTCACCGACCAGGGCCTTCAGCCCTGGCACCCCCTTGCCGCCGGTGGCCGACAGGACCGCTGCAGAGGCGTGCAGCAGGGCGTTGAGATCCCCCTCCGCAGGATCCTTGCGCTGTTTAGCGCGGCCCGGCTTAACGTCGATAACCTCGCCGCCGATGCCGTAGGTGTTGAAGTAGTTGACCAGCCAGACCGGGACCGTGACGTGGGCCTCGTAGGCGGCGGCGTTGATCTTCTCGCGGAGCTCGACTGGGAAGTCCTTCACCAGCCAGGATTTCACGTTGGGGGCCATTTGGTAATGTTTACCTCGCTAAGCGCATAGCCGAGGTTAGCCGCGAATTCTTCTTGTTTGCAAGCTGCACGTTTTCCTTGCAAGCTATTGGAATTGCCCCGAGTCGCGGGGCGGCGGAGTGATCCGAATGGCCTAGAAAAGCGAAGGCCGACCCCGAAGGACCGGCCTCCCTCCCTGGCAGGGGAAAACTGACGAACTGACAGTTGTCAGTCTTCCCCAACTCCGTGCCGATTGCAAGCCTCGAAAGAGGGGGGGGAAGCTGCGTCCTGGTTGGTCGGTCTCGCGGGGAGACCGAGAGTGGACCAACATGAGAAGAACGCCGTGCTGTTCGCGGCGGATGACAGCCTGAACCCGAAGCTCCGAGGCCTGCTGCAGCTGCTGCTGTTCATCCTGGCACCGCGCAACAGTGACGAGGCGACCGCCACCGTGGCGGCGATTGCAGCGAGCTGTGGCGGCAAGGTCCGCACCATCCGGCGCTACCTGCACCAGCTGGCGGAGCTGGATTACCTCGACGTCCTCGACAACGGCGCGACGCGGCAGGGCGACCGATTCGTCCAGCGGCCGAACACCTACCGCATTCTCACCGTGGCCGAGCGCCACGCCCGGCGAACGGCGCGGGCAGCCGAGGTTGAGATCATCACGGTCACACTAGACGGCCAAAATGGCAGCCAGAGTCTTCCCGAAGAAAGTAAACCTTCTTCCTGTGCCGGTACCGCGCGTGAGGCGGCCCGGGCGTTCTGGCTGCCCTTGCTGCCAGACCCAGACGCTTCGCCCGAAAGGCAAGGCGCTCACGAGCAAGGAGGCCTGGGCTTTAGCGGGCAGGTGTGGAGTCTACGCGCGGGCCCGCTACGCTCAGCAGCAGCAGCCGCGACACCGTGCCGAGGGCGTAGCCGACCGCCGCGGCCGCCGTCACCGTCAGCACCAGGACGAACATGAAGTAGGTGAACTGGTCCCACCAGCCCATGTCACCAGCCGTCGCAGCGAGGGCACCGCCGCGGCACCGCGTCCCCGAACGCGTCTACGGCATTGCGGATAGCGATCCGCTGGTCGAGCCCGAGCCGGCCGATCGCCCGCTCGATCGCGTCCAGACAGCGGTCCAGCTCCACCGCGCGCGGATCCGGCGGCTTCACGCGGACGATGTCGGCGCTCATCTGAGGTAATCGAGCCAACGCATCAGCACGATCCCGGTCGCAAGACCGCACACATACCAGAGGACGCAGAGCCGCACCCAGCGGCGGGTCAGGTTGGCGAGGTTGGGCGCGGACGCGGACCAGGGGTATCGCGGCTCTGGCTCTCCCTTTCCTGGCATGGTCACGACAACCGCAGCCGGCGCTCTGGCGCTTTGCGCTTCCTGGCCAGCGCCCGCTTGGCCGCCTCCATCTCCATGCGCTTGAACTCGCCGGCGACGTACACCGCGTCGCCATCGCCCATCCGATCGAGCATGATGCGCCGCCGGTTGGTGTCGACGAACGCCGTGCCTGGCAGCACGAACCGGCGGAACATCCCGATGTAGGCCCTCGCATCGGCCGGGCCGTCGGCGTAGGGCACCGTCGCCGGATCCGCCCGCCGATAGATCCCCGATTCGGTCCTGGTCGCGCACCAGCCGCAATACTCGATGCGGGGCTGCGCCATCCTGACCGGTGAGTTGGGTTCTGAATCGGTCCAACAGTTGTCGCACACTGCGTGGGTCCATCGTGTCAATCTCAGTCCTCCTTATTAACGAACCTTGCGATAGCCTCGCGGTCCTCCGGATCCAACGTCCGCAACCACTGGCACATGAAACACAATGGGGGATCTGGCGTGGGGTCTTCTGCGATGGCCTGGAACACATGGCAGCCGCAGTCGGTGCAGATGAACTCGCTCATCGACTGGCCCACCCGATTGCACCCGCAAGGTAGAACGATCGGTCGATGTCAGCGCAAGTCTCGGCCCAGCCCAGCCAGAGCGTGGCGATCTCCTGGGTGGTCCTGGATCCGTACCACATAGGCACGCGTCCCGCGTCGGTGGCGACCTCGCGCTCGATCTCCTCGCCACGCAGGATGCGGTCGATGCGCTCCAGGATCTCGGCGGGAGCGAGCTGCTCACTCACGCCTCCATGCCCCACCACGTCCTGCAGCACGCCTCGCAGAATTGCGCAGCCCAGCTGTCTTTGTTCCAGATGATCAGCGGGACGAAGTCGTCGTCGAGCTCCGCATCGCAGTAGGAACAGGTTGTCGCCATCGGTTCGTCAGGGCCGCCCCACGACACCGCCGTCCAGTTGAAGCCCTGGCGCGGACGCAGGCTGTGCGACATCAGTCGATCCCAGCGAAATCGAGGATCCGCTCGGCATAGCGCGACAGCACCGTCCGTACGTCTCGGTCATCCAGCTGGGCGGCCGTGAGGGTGGCCATCATCGCTGCGGCGAAGGCCTCGATCACCAAGCCAGTCGGCTGGTCCTGCACGATCGGCGCAATCGCGTTCATCAGCTGCTCGGTCATCGCAGTGCCGGCGTCGAACTGGTCGTCGTCGTCGCTCATCCGAATACCATCTGCGGCTGTTGGGCGATTCGATCCAGCCATCGCAACATTCTCCGCTCGTTGATATCCGGCGCTGTCGCGAGGAAATTGCCGTCGGCCGAGGCGCAGCCCCACATCGCTGCAGTGCGCAGGCGGACCTCGCTGTTCACCCGGCCCATGTGCACGCCCTTGCCACGCGCCAGAGCGCCGGCGACCAGCTCACGCGCCTGGTGGGACAATTTGAACCGGGTGGTGCCGCCGATGAACAGGACGTCGAACGCATCCCATGGCGGATCGCGCAGGCCGTCCTGGGCGACCAGGGCAGCCCTGAAGCCCGCGTCCCTGATCTTGGCCAGCACTGGCTCCGACAGGCGCCATGTCGCCACAGGGTCGCCCACGACGTCGGGCGCGGGCGCGAACAGGCACGTTGAGGCGGCGTAGTGGCGGCGGCGCAGGAACTCGAGGTAGAGCCCCTCGTCATACGTGCCGGTATAGCAGCCGGTATCCGCAGCCCAGGTTCCGGCGAGAAGATCGAAGACTTGGCGCCGCCTGGGCGTGGTCAGGAAACCAAGATCGGGCCGCTTCCCCACGAGCGACATTCGGATCACTCCGCTCAGATAGATCAGGCGACGACCGTGGTGATGACGCCGCCATGGTTGCCGTATGTCGTCACCCTGGCCGCGAACGTGCGCGCCAGGAGGCAGGTGATCTCCTCCTGCGCCATGTGCTTTTCTGACGCACCGATGCGCTTCGCCTCGGCGAGCAGCTCTTCGCAGAGGATGGTGCGCGAGCTCTCCACCAGGACGTCGTAGACATCCGGCTCCTTATCGACCGGGCATCGGGCAAACAGCTGGAAGCGATATCTCGCGATCATTCCCCCCACGTCCTTTCAATGATCAGACAGGCGATCCATGCGATCACCACGAGCGTCGGCCATGCGATCCAGATCAGCTCCATCGCCTCATTCCGGCGGCACGTAATCGGGCGGCGGATAGACGGACAGGCCGCCGACGTCGATGCCTTGCTCGCGCAGGTGCTTCGCGATGTCATCGCCGAACGCCTCGTGCAGCTGCAGCAGCATCTTGGCGTGCTCGACCGGGAACATGGCGATCACCCGGCTCACATCGCGCGGCAGATGCTGCAGCACGGCGCGACGCAATGCCTTGACGCCATCAGCAGTTTTGATGGCTGCTTCGATCGCCTCATCGGTGAGGCGCCGATCCTCGGTCCGGATCTCTAGCAAGAGGCAGAACGTGTGTTTCTCGGCCATCAGTGCATCGAGCCTTTCTGCTGCAGCGACGCATGCACGGAGAGCACCTTGGAGTTGTGATCCATCAGGAACCTGTTGACCACGTAGGGGTCCATATCCCGCACCATCAGGCCCATAGCGAGCGCCAGGATGTGCAGCATGTCGCCGCAGGAAACCTGCTCCTGCTTGGCGCGATCAACGATCACGGTGACCGCGTCGACTATCTCTTGTTCGTCCATCCAGGCACCTACCTTCCCCAAAAGACAGCAACCCGGCTGGGCAAGCGTGACCTGCCCAACCGAGCCCTGCCCGGCGCGACCTCGACGGGCGCGCCACGCCGGTCCTTAACCGCCGCGACGACACCAGAACGAACCCGGCCTAGCCGGGCCCGGCCCCGCGCCGTCTAGCCGCGCCAAGACCGCCACACCGTTTCCGGCCAAGCCCCGACATGACGAACCAAACCCCGGTTCCCCTTGCCGCGACCGCCATACCAGACCGGACCCGGCCAAGCCCCGGAGCGCCCCGCCACGGCATGCGTTGCCAAGCCAGGGATTGCCCAGACCGCCACACCGCGTCTAGCCGCCGCCATGCCCGGCCACACCCAGCCAGCCTCGCCTAGACCGCCATGCATGGCCTTGCCAAACCGGGACGGGACTTACCGTGCCGCGGCCAGACCACGACCGCCGATCCGAGCCTCGCCCTGCCGAAACGAGCCTAGCCTTGTCCGCACCAGGACCGCCGCGCCTGCGTCTCGCCGTACCCTGAACGGGCCTCGCCGAGCCGCGCCGTTCCATGCCGCAACGCACCTTGTCTCGCCGCGTCACGCCCAGCCAAGACCGCCGTGACATCCAGCGCCGCATCAAGCCGTAACCTGTTGCGCGCGCCCCGAGAGCTGCTCCACCTGGAAGTGCAGCTGCTCGACCTCCCTGCCCATGCCGATCGCGTGCGCCACTTCCTTGGCCCGCCGTAGCGCGGCCAGCGCCCGATCGAACTCCGCCAGCAACACCTCGCGGGCCAACTGCTCGTCCGTGCGCAACCGAGCCGTCGAGATGTAGCCCTGCAGGGGCGCCATCGTCGGATCCCGCACGAACATCGGCGCCTTGACGACGAACGGGCTGACCGTCAGCACATACTCGTAGCTGGCGATCAAGGTCCGCGCTTCGTCGAGCCGCCACGAGGCCGCAGCCTTGCGATCGTCCCAGGTGAAATGACGATGCAGTGGCGATCGGGGCGACTTGGCCGCAGCGACGACCTCGTTCGGCGTCAGTCGCCCCTTATTGCGAGCAGCGATTGCATCCAGAGCTCTACGTGCTCTGTCGTTCATGCCGCTTCGTCCAGCTCTGGCTCATCCTCGTGGCCTGGGATCTGCGCCCCCTTGGCCTCGCGGCCGAGGCGGATGAGCTCCGCGCTGTATTCGGCCAGCTGTTCCTGCGATTCATCATCGTAGCAATCGAATTTTTCGAGTGCGCGATCCTGTGCTGCGCAACCACCCTCGCGGATGATCCGCTTGTAGTCTGCGTCAGTGGCACGGCAGAGCCGGAATTGCCCAAAGCTGCCGCTGCCCTTCTCCTGGCGCCAATCACCGATGCCGCAGAGGATGCCGCCGGCGTGCAACAGCGTGGCAATCTGCTTGGCTGTCATCAGCGGTTGCGCGAAGCGAATCGTCACCTCACAGCACCATTCAGGAATGATCGCGCGCGTACGGATGTCCGGTGTCTGCTTGATGTCGGCTGACCGCACGACCGACATCAACAGCTGCGGCACGCCGTAGATGTCGACGAATTGGCCCGGCACCCAGATGCGTCGGCCAACGCTGGTTTTGGTCGCGCCCGGCATGTCGAGCGCGGCCGTCTTGATCGAGCCCTTCAGTGCTGAGGCCGGAAAGCGCAGTCGTGTCGGCGGGTTCGGTCCCGAGTTGCGATAGACCGATGAACGATATTCTGCTGGCGGATTGTGCTTGACGTTGGCAGCGCGTTCCGCGGCATTTTTCGGTGCTGAGCCCATCAGCAGGCTGCGCTTCGCCTTCTCTGACATTCGATTGAAGATCAACGGCGATGTGCCGATGATCCAGAACTGCACTGAGCCTTCTGATAGTTCGAGGATCTTGGCCTCGGTGACGACCTTGCCTGCGCTTTTCTGTGCTGGTGCTCTTGCCATTTGTGCTTCTCCTGTCCGGTAGGATTGGCGTTCAAGTCATGCAGTCTCCCGCAATAGATCAGTCTCTTCCTGGGCTCCCCCAGGCGGTTTTGGCGGCATGAACGGCGGCAGCATGTCGACACGATCGTTGACATACTGCAGCACGCGACGCCGCTGCGGCACCGGCATGGCTTGCAGGATCGCCATGATGCGCCGGATATCGTAGAGCTCGTGGTCCCTCGCGCGGCCCATCAGCGCAGCACCAGCAGCGCAGTGCTGGCCGCTACAGCCAGGGCGAACAGCGCGAGCGCGCCATCGGTCCGCCAATCACGCAATGCTCGTCGCAGTCGTCGCTGTTTGTTTGTCATGCGCTGACACTCCTGAGTTCTGCCGCCTTCGCCTTCTCGGCATTGTTGATCCGCTGCGCGAGTTCCGGTCGCTCCATCAGCAGCCGCTTGGCCAGGGTCTGCAAAGCGGTGCCACCGGTCGCCATCTTCAGTTGCACCTCGGTCTTGGCTGCTGCGATGTCGGCGAGGATCTGCTCGGTCCGCTCCAGATCTTTGTCGGGAGCCCGCTGCTGTCCCTCGTCGACCGGCGTGTCACTTTTTGCCGTCTCATTTGAGGGCGGATCGGGGTTGCAACGTTTCCAGCTGGCGTTCAGCGCCGCGTTGATCTCCTTCGCCATCTCGGGCCGCTTCTCGACGAACCAGCGCAGCGCGTCCTGCACCTCGTCCAGTGCGATGAGGGCGTCATGATCCGCCGGCGTCGTGGTGGCGTTGAACCGCGCGATCAGCTCATCGGCCTTGGCGCGGTTCTTCGCCTCGCCGCGCAGCTGCGTGGACTCAGACTGAGTCCTGGGTGTGGACTTTGGTGGCGGCGGGGCAGGGGCCTCGCCGCGTGCCTTGGCGGCGATCGCCGCGCCCACCGCCTCATCGAGCGGCCGGTTCAGCGGGATCAGGTGCGCGTCCTGCGCATCGAGCTTGATCGGTACCGGGAAGCCTCGCGGATCGATGTCCGGGTGCTTCACCGGATCCAGTGGATACAACATGAACGACATGGTCATATCGAACATGAAGTCGCTGCCACACACCGGTTGCAGGCCGCCGTCGACCCACTCGGTTTTCTTCGGATCGTCCTTCTTCGGTCGGATGATCAACTTCGGCTCGGCGCGCAGGCAGCAGATCACATGCATATTCAGCTGTATGAACCGCTGCAGCATCGACTTGTGCGCGCGCTTCGGCTTGATCCAGGCGGTGCCCTTCACCCGTTCGCGCCGGTCCCAGTAGCCCCTGGCATCGGGGTCGCCGGCGAGCCGGTTGAGCTCATCCTCCATGCGCTCGAGCACTCCGCCGGGCCCGACGTGCTCATGGCTGACGCTGTCGAGGATCAATACTGCGGCGCCCATCTTCTGCGCCTGCTCGGCAGCGGCTGTGTATTTCTCGCTGATGAACGGCGGGTAGATGCTGCAGTGCTGGAATTCGAATTGCCCGGCATAGCGTCGGCCGCGATTGTTCTCGGTGTCAGCGAAGAAGATCTTGCCCTCTGGTCCAGCGAGCCCGCGCGCCAGGCGCAGTGCTGACATGGTTTTCCCAGCGCCTGTCGGGCCGCAGATTGCGATGAGATAGGTCTCGGCGCCCTGTACCGCTGGCGCATAGATCAGCTCTTGCGGCGCGTCAGGCATCAGGGCTCCAACATCGCCGCGACGGCGCGCTTGAGATCGCCGACCGTGAACATCGCTTCGCGGCACGGCCGCTCGAGCAGTCCCCAGTCCTCGGCGCAGAGCAGCCGCAGATTGTCGTGGGCGGGATTGGTGCCGAGCCACTTGCGGCCTTCGTCGGCAAACGGTCGCAGCGCCTCGGTGAGCACCTCCAGTCTGCGGCGCAGCTGCCGATCCTCTTTCTGCTTGCGCACCCGATAGGCGCGGTTGCGTTCCTTGCCGGTGAGCTGCGGTTGAATGTGGATCACGACTTCAGCTTCGGATCGATCACGACGCGCGTGCTGGGGCCGATGCCATCAGCCTTGGTGATGATGTCCGCCAGCGCGGCCTCGTTGTTGCCAGAGAAGATCATGATGTCGACGTCGATACCGAGTGGCCTGCCGTCGACCTTGATGAAACCATCGCCCGGCGTCCGACGCAGATAGTCGAGGTTGGCAAATGTGAGGCCGAGCACCAGCAGATGTCGGCCGTCTTTGCCCTGCACACTTGCTTTCAGCATTGCTCACCCCGCCCAGTTGTATTGATCGACGATCTTTCCTGCGATTGCCTCGTCGCGTGCGCGCTGCAGTCCCGACTGGTTGGTGGGATCCAGCCCGCGTGCCGATGCGGTGAACGCGCTCCAGTCATCGCGCGCGCCATACGCTGCATCGAGGAACACCTCCTCGTCGCTGTAGTTCGGCCAGCGATCGGTGGCCTGACACTCGCGCCACAGCTCGGCAGCCCGCTCAAACTTCGCCTGCGCGATCTCCAGGGCCTCGCCCGAGTAGCGGAACACCCGGATGCCGTGCGGCTCCTCCTCCTCGATAACGAGGAAGCGCATGCCGTCCGGTGACCGCGGGCGCACCGCCGTCACGCCGCGGGGATACATGACGGCCTGGATGTCGGCCGCGACCTCGGCAGCGCGATACTTCCAGGTCGCGGCCGACGCGATGCCCGAGGTCACCTTGAGATCCCACAGCGGTGCGGTCGGATCATCCGGCAGCCAGTCGGGCTTGCAGCGGCACCAGATCTCGCCTTCCTGCCAGATCACCGTCTGCTCGGCCTTGCCGCGGGTGAACGCGCCAGTGCGCTGCCGGAAGCGGTAGAGCTGCTCCAGGACGGCGCGCACGGTCGCAGCCTTGTCTTGGAGCAGGGGGATCTTGCCGGCCGCCCTGGCCGCGCTGCGCCGCGCCTTGGCCACGTCCGACCGCCAGCTGGAGAACGGGAACTCCGCGATCAGGTCGTCGCCCAGCAGGAACGCGGCGTGCACCGCGCTGCCGACGTCCATGGTGTCGTTGTCGTCGGTGGCCTCGGCGGCAGCGCCGTAGCGCGGGTGCGCCACCCAGGCGTGCGCCGGGGAGCGGTCAACCAGACGCTGGGCGATGCCACGATTGAGCGAGGGCCGGATGCACGGATCGGCGAGATACTCGGCCGCCGTCAGGTCGTAGATGCCGGGCTTTCGAATGCGGCGTGGCCGTTGTGCCATACCGCAGTCTGTGCAGTTTGCACGGTGAGGTCAATCGGCCGCGACATAGTTGTTGCGGAGCAGGCCGCGATGGATCTGCAGCACCGGCGCGGCGCTTTGCAACCGCACATGAAACAACGGCGGCGCGTGCGGTCCGATGATGCTGTAGTAGTCCTCACCTTCGGATCGAATGATACCGAGCTTCACATCGCCTGATGCCGTTGTGACGATGCATTCACGCTCGTTTACACTAAGCGGCAAGATCGGCCCCTGGTCTCGCGCGACAATGACCACATCGCCACGGAAATACGTCGGATAGAGTGAATCACAGGTCACCTCGAACGCGACCAGTGTTGGCCTCGGAGCCCCGTTTACTTGGCGCGCTGACATCCCTGTTGGGATTGCCACCCGGCGCACATCCTCCCCTGTTTGCATGGTTCGTATGTTCCCACCGGCTTCTATCTGGCCGACTATATCTACCAAAGTCTCGCCCGGTAAATCATCGCCAAACAAAATGAAACCTGCAGGCACATTGAAGAAGCGTGCATAGAGTTCAGCTGCTTGACGCGTGATCTCGCGCAACCCTTTCTCATGGTGTGTCATTGTCACCGGGTTGACACCGATCATTCTGGCAGTAGGAGCCAGCTTCACAAACCCGCGATCCTCACGCAGCTGCCGCAACCGATCACCGCGCGTCGCTGCAGGCCCCACAACAGTGCTTCGCTTGCGCGATGTTGTCTTCATGCTCGGTCCATCGAGCAGAAAGTCGAGCGTCACGCCGTAGAATTTCGCGTAGCGTAAGACCGCCTCCTCACCGACATGGCGCCGGTCGTTTTCGTGCCTGCTGATCACCGCGGCATTGATGCCGAGCGCGTTCGCAACATCCTGCTGCTCGAGCCCGAGACCGATGCGCACGGTGCGCAGTCGATTGCCGATCGTGGTTCGCTCTTCGACCATGGTGCTTGACCCTACCCCCTTCGCGGCGCAATCGTGCGCCATGCAATCATTTGCCGAGCTGCTATCGCTCTGGCCATCACTCGCGCGGATCGCCGCCGAGCTCGAAGTTCCGTACGACACGGTGATCGCGTGGAAGCGCCGCAACAGCGTGCCCTACGAGTACTGGACTGCACTCACGGCCTCCGCCCTGCAGAACAACCTCAAGGGCGTCACCATGGAGATCATGGCTGAGGCCGCCGAGGTGCTGCGGCGCGAACGACGCCAGCAGCGGCGCGTCAAGCGGCAAGGCAAGCCCAACCGTCATCGTCGGAACACCGGTGATGCCATCAGGATCGACGACTCCGTCGCACACTAACGACCGTGCATTCTGCACAGATTACAGGGAACGGGAGGGGACCGACAATGGCGCAGAGGTTGAAACGCGGTAATGGATCCGAGAGCACCGTCGGGATCGTGCCACCTGAGGTGGTGCTTGATGCACGTCGCGAGATCACCTCATCCAAGACCGCGCTCGAGACGGCACAGACCAACCACCGCAACACCTGCAAGCGGTGGCAGAACCAGGGCGTGAACACCAAGGCGCTCATTGAGGTCATCCAGCTTCGCCGGAAAGAGCCCGAGGTCGTCGTCTCACACTTCAAGGATGTGTTCAGGTACGGGCGCATCGAGAAGGCCGAGTTCGCGATGCAGCCGGATCTGTTCGTGGTGCGCGACACCGAGGTGACCGGCAAGGCGCGCGCGCAGCACGAGGAGTTCGAGGCCGAGGAGGCGGGCTACATCGCGGGCCGTCGCGGCTTCGGCCAGGACAGCGCACCTGGGGTGCAGGGCGAGAAGCAGAATGCGCTGTGGCTGAAGGGCTGGAAGCGCGGCCAGTCGCACATCGCCAAGCAGATGGGCAAGAACGCCCAGGTCGCCACGCGCGCCCCGCGCAAGGGCGGCAAGCCGGCGACCGGTACCACAACCGCCAACCCTGGCCGCCGGCGAGGTCGCCCTGCAGCTGCTCCGCCGCCCGCGGAAAGCGCGGAACCCAACCTGCCGCTGCATTGACCGCGCGCCGTGGTGGCGCGTGGGGGCGTGTTGTCGCTTGATCTCAGCAGCAACTGTGGCTGGGCATACGGCACACCGGATCTGAAGCTGCCAGCGGCCTGGGGCCTCTGGCTGCTCCCGCAGCGCTATCTCGGCGATCGACTGAACGCGTTCCGCAGCATCTTCGTCGATGCGGTGCTGCTCTATCAGCCCTCCATGGTGTTCAAGGAAGCACCGCTCGCGCACTTCACCGACGATCCGCTGCCGGTCATCCGCCAGCAGTATGGCCTCGATGCCTACGTCGAGGGCGAGTGCGCCGAGCTCGGGATCCGCTGCTGCGAGAATGAGCCGTCGACCATCCGCCAGGAGGTGCTCGGCTGCGGGCAGTTCCCCAAGGGCACTGTGAAACGCGTGGTGATCCGATGGGCGCAGCAGCGCGGCATCGACACCCAGAACGACAACATTGCTGACGCCTGCTGCGGCTGGGAATTCGCCGTGCGCCACGTCGTGCGCCGAGAGCTGGTGTGAGTGAGCCGTGCCTACCCACCCAAACAGGAGAACATCGTAATGACAGTCGTTAAAGTGACCGGAGGCTATCTCCGGGTCGAGGGGGTCACGCCAGGGCATCCCGATCAGGGGCTGCCCGGCATCGATGGCCCGGTCGATCCCGGCTATGGCGTCGGCATCGAGCATCCCGACCAGGGACTGCCGGGATACCCCGGCCGCCCGTCGCATCCGATCGCGCCTGGGGGAAGGCCCATCGATCCAGGCTGGGGCGTCGAGGGGCCGGTCGACCCGGGCTATGGCTGGCCGCTGCCGCCCGTGATTTCCCACCCGATCGTGCCGCCGTCGCCTGGAGAGCCGACGCACCCAATCGCGCCTGGTCGCCCAGTTCGTCCGTCGCACCCGATCGCGCGGCCGCCGACCTATCCGGTGGATCCTGACTACGGTCTGCCCTCGCCGCCGAGCGTGTGGCCACAGCCGCCGCGCCCAGTCGATCCTGGCTTCGGCGTTCCGCTGCCGATCGGCCCGGAGCATCCGATCTACCTGCCGCCTCCGGGCGTCGACAACACGTTGCCACTACCTCCAGGAGCCGTCTGGCCGCCGCTGCCTCCCAGCGTCACCGGTCAGGTGATGGCGCTCGTGTGGATCGTGGGCGTTGGCTACAGGTGGACGACGATCGACACCTCGCTGAAGCCGACGCATCCGATCACCCCGCCGTCGACGGTGCCGGAACCTACGCCGAAGTGACGCGGCTTGCAGCAGCGAGGGGGCAACCCCTCGCTGGTCTGCGGGGGAGGTTGTGCGATGGCGGTGCCGCATCTCATGCCGGTTGGCCTAACGGGCATTCCGCGCGCCGATGCGGAGATACACCGCACGATCGCGACCTTGCGCGTCGTTCAGTTCGATCAAGACCCGTTGTGGGACGCTGCGGACTCATTCCGAAAGTCGCTGATGAACTCAGCGGAAAAGCGAGAGGGCACGATCATCGAAGCCGCGATCAGGGATGCCATAGAGCAGACCTCGCACCTGCGCTTGGTGACAGTCGATCGACGGTTGCCCCGTGTGCCCGACGTCCAGTTCGAGATCCGCGACAGCGGTTGGATCGTCGCGCTCGAGATCAAGCGCGGCTCGCACCATGACTCGACCAAGCTTCGGCAGTTCCGAGATGACCTCAAACAAATACCGCCGCTGCTGCGCACGGCGTTGCCGTTGTTCCCGGCCGAATGTGTGCATTTCCACATCGTGTTCATCAGCGGCCAGCCGCCGTTGTCCGAGGGTCTGACGCTCGACGACCTCGGCAAGCTCTACGACCTGCATGCCCGGTCGCACATCCTGACGGCAAGGCAACGATATTCCGGCGCCCTCAAAGCGATCATGCGGGAGCGCGGACTATGACAGGAGGTTCCGATGCCTGACGGCAGCCAAGGCCGCATCGTCATCGACAAGCCGCACCCGCTGTCAGGCCTGTTCCCACTGATGCAGGGCGCTGCCTACAAGGCCCTGGTCAACGACATTCGCATCAACGGGCAGCGCGAGGCGATCGTGCTGCACGAGGGCATGGTCCTCGATGGCCGCAACCGGCAACGTGTCTGTCGAGAGCTTGGCCTGGAGCCGAAGACCAAGGCCTTCAAAGGCAAAGACCCGCTCGCTTATGTCATCAGTGCCAATCTGCACCGCCGACATCTGGATGAGAGCCAACGCTGCATGGTCGCGGCGCAAGTGGCGACGCTGGCGGGGAAGGGTCGGCCAGCGAAAAATGCGCCAATTGGCGCAATTACCCAGGACGATGCTGCGTCCATGCTCAATGTCAGTCGGCGCGGTGTGCAACGCGCCAAGATTGTCCGCGACAAGGGCTCACCCGAACTCATCGAGGCGGTGGAGCAGGGTGATATCGCCGTTTCCCTGGCCGCCAAGATCACAGAGCTGCCTCCCGCCAAGCAGCGCGACGTGGTGGCCGAACCGAAGACTGCGGTCGGTGCGGTCAAGAAACACCGGCGACAGCGCCGTGTCGAGGAGCTTGCGGAAAAGACCGAGCAAGCCTCGCAAAGTCTGGCCGGTGAACTCTACAGCGTGCTGTACGCCGATCCGCCTTGGCGCTTCGAGCCCTATTCACGCGACACCGGCATGGATCGCGCGGCCGACAACCATTACCCGACGATGGGCGGGCAAGACATCAGGGAGCTACCGATCCCTGCGGCCGACGACGCGGTGTTGTTCCTGTGGGCGACGGTGCCGATGCTGCCAGATGCCGTCGCCGTCATGCAGGCGTGGGGCTTCGCCTACAAAAGTCACTTCGTCTGGATAAAGGACAAGGCCGGGACCGGCTACTGGAACCGTAACCAGCACGAGCTGCTGTTGATTGGCACGCGCGGCAAGATCCCCGCACCCGCCCCAGGCGAGCAATTCCCCTCGGTCATACCGGCGAAGGTCGGCAAGCACAGCGCTAAGCCAGAGCACTTCGCCGAGATGATCGAGGAGATGTTTCCCCAACTGCAGGCTGTCGAGTTGTTCGCACGCAAGCCGCGTCTAGGCTGGAAAGTGTGGGGCAACGAGGCGCCCACATGAAGCGCGGCACGTTCATCGCCGCCCTGGCAGGCCCGGCTCGTGTGTCGGGCCTCGTCCTCGCCCAGCCGCTCCGCATGAAGACGCTGATCTTGCGCGAGCGGCCGGGCGAGCTCGCCAGGATCCTGGCGCGCGAGACGACGCGCCCGCTGCAGCTGTTATGGCCTGACCGGACGCCGGCCGTGACGGTGTTTGCTGATGTTGTTCGGGAAATGGGCGCCGCATCTGCCCTGAAACGAAACCGCCCCGCGTTAGCGCGCGGGGCGGGGTAGTGCTTTGCGGATCACCCCACCTCACGACGTTCACGGATTGTCGCGAAATGTCCACAAGCCGAACAAGTGTGCATTTAGCAATCCGACCGGGTGATCCGCAAGGCCCTGACTGAGAGTCAAGCTCGATGTCACAGCAATTTTTCGGATCGCGGCTATGAGCAACGCAGCGATCAACTGGGCCCGGCCCCTCACGCTCGCCCCGGTACGCAAGGCGGTGCTGCTCAACCTCGCAGAACGTGCCAATGCCCAGACCGGTCGGTGCTGGCCCTGCATGCGGACGATCGCGCGCGAGACGGGGTATTGCGTACGCGCCGTCCGCCTCGCCCTCCGCTACCTCGAGACGGCCGGGCTGATACGGACCCTGAGGCAGGTCGGCAGGAGGTCGATCTACTGGGTCACTTTCGGCGTCATGGTGCAGCCAGGCGCGCCCCTCCAGCTGGACCTCGATCTGCCGCAGACTGCGGCAGCTGATGCCGCACCACCCCGGAATCCAGTGCCGGGGATTCAACCCTCAAAGGATCAACCATCAGAGGAACCAGAGGAGAGCGCGCATGCGCGCGCGCCCGCGGATCCCCCCCCTTCTTCTCGATCAATTTTGCCCGAAGATTGGCGACCGAGCCCCCTCGACATCGCCTTCGCCTTGTCGTGCGGCCTCAACCCGGCAGCCATGGCCGACACCTTCGCCGACCACTACCGCGCCACCGGAGCATCACGCGCCGACTGGTCGGCCGTCTGGCGCAACTGGTGCCGGCGCGAACCATTGTTCAGCCGGAAGCGATCGAGCGGCGACAGGTTCGCCAGAAACGAGGCTGGCAGAAGCAGCGCTGCGGCCGATCTGCTGGCCCAGCTGGACGCTTACGAGGCCAATCCGGTTGACATGCCATTGCGCCTTGCACAGCTTGCGGCATGAAATGAGCATCCACGACGCCAACAAGGTCCGTGTCATCGTCCACTGGCTCGATGAGCTGGCGGTCACCGTGGCACAGCCGCGCGACACCGACTGGAAGGTCGTGCTGAAGACCTATTCCGACTTCCTCTACGTCGATTTCAACAGTGGCGCGTTCAACCGCGACAGCCTTCGTGTGGTTGCCAGCCAGAACGAATTCTTCCCGACCTATCGCACGCTGCACGAACAGCTGCATGCCTGGGTCAAGGAACACCTGCCGCCACTGCAGCCGATTGCGTTGCCTGCTCCACCGCCTCCGCCGCCTGAAGATCCGTACACCTTCGACGACGTCCTGCGCATGCTCGAGCAGCTGCGCGACCACCCGAAGCGGACGCTGATGCTCGAGCTCTACCGCGCCCAGCTCGGCCGCAACTATCCAGCCGGCCTGCCGATGCTCGATGCCTTCGAAGCGGAGCTGCCGAAGATCTCGCTGGCAACGCCCGAGCAGCTGAGCGAGGAGGCACCGCCACCGATCCCGGCCGCCACGCCGCGCTATCTGTCGACCGAGCAGCTGCTCGCCGCCTACGAAGCCCAAGGCCGCGGCGGTACCGTGCGCGCAGCGATGCTGCGGGAGCAGCTGCGCAAGCCCCGCCTCGTCAATGCCGACTGAGCGCATCGTCACGCTCCGGGCACGGCCATCAGGCCTCGCCGTCGGCATGGTGTTGGGCTCGCCCAAAGGCCGCGTGCTCTATCGCATCATCGAGGTCACCAAGCTGCGCCGCTATGGCGAGGTGCAATCACCGCGCATGCGCCTCGTGTGCCGCCGCCTGGGGCCAGGAGAGGCGCCTGACGGCGTCGAGGTGCTGCCCTGGCCGTCAGACCCCAAGAACCCGCGCAAGCCACGCCAGGGCCCCGTGGAACGGCTGCGCCGCTCTCCGCCCGAGATGGCGCTCCTGATAGCCGCAAGCAGGCGTGCTGACCGCCTGCAGCTCGAGGCCCGCCGCAAGGCCCGCAAGCGCCATCACCACGGTGGCGTCGATGTCGGCCCCTCGGTGCGTCTCGAGGCAATTATCGACTTCGACGGCAAGGTGATCCGCGAGGCTGACGTCAGCGTCGACACCGTACGGGATCCCGCCCAGCCGCAGCGCATCATCCGCCGGGCGGTACGCGCGGATCCACTGCTCGCGTTGGAGCGTGCCGGTTCGATCACCGGCCGTGGGGCCGACGCTGCAGAGACGCTGCGGAGCTACCTGGAGGCGATGACGCCGGCACTGGGACAGAGCGGCGGCATGTCGGTGCACACGCCGCCCTTCCTGCGCGCACCGATCAGCAGCGTCAGCATAGACGCCTGCCGCACCACCCGGCGCGCCGCTGCAGCGCTCGGACCGCTGCACTGGGAAGCGGTGCTGTGGGTCTGCCTGGGCGGCACCGTCAGCGGGTATGCGGGCTATCGCTGCATGCGCCTCGCGCTCGCCGGCGAGCTGGTGCGCGACGGCATAGCCAAGCTCGCCGATCACTTTGAAGGAGCAAGCGTATGCGCGCGTTGATCATGTTGGTGAGCGACGATCTGCTGGGCCGCATCGAGCGCTGCGTAGCGCCCGAGCATCGCGTCCGCGCGCAACGCTCACTCACCGACACCCGGCTGGTCGAACTCATCGTCGAAGGGCCGATGCTGCCCGAGGTGGTCGAAGGACTGATCAAGCGCGGCGACATCGAGCTCACGATGCACACCGACGAAGACGACAGCGTGATCTGGCTGGAGGCCTGCTGGCGTATCTTTGAGCCCGGCGAGACCGTCAGGTCGGCGACCTGGGAGGTCGGCCGCTGGCAGTCGCTGCCCGAGATGATGGAATTCATGCGGTGACGCCGCCCACGTTCGCGAAGCTTGGTGTGACTGACGCACGCATCGCGGTGAACCTGCGGATCTTCCTCAACAGCGTGCCGCAGCATGGCGTGCTCGAGTACGACACCAAGGCTGGCTACCTCGTGCGCTACGCGATGGAGGTGCTGCCGGGGCGCACATATCCGCAGATCAAGATGCACGGCGATGAGGTGGTGACCGAGCGCGTCGAGGGCATCGTCGAAGTGCTGTGGCGGGACGAGCCCGTTTGAACCGTGGCGCCTACTACAACGAAAGCAATCGATACTGCGCCGCGTGGCTCCGCAACCTCATCCGCGCAAGGCTCATTGCTCCTGGCGTTGTCGACGTTCGAGACGTGCGGGACGTGCGGCCAGCCGATCTCGATGGGTACCGACAGGTGCATCTGTTCGCCGGTATCGGGCTCTGGTCGTGCGCTCTCCGGATGGCTGGCTGGAGCGACGATCGCGCCGTCTGGACGGCCTCCTGCCCATGCCAACCTTTCAGCCAGGCGGGCGGTGGCGCTGGGGTATTTGACGATCGCCACCTCTGGCCAGCGGCTTTCTGGCTCATCTCCCAGCACACGCCTCGCACAGTGTTTGGGGAGCAGGTTGCAAGCCCTGACGGCGTCGAGTGGCTCGACATTGTATCGGATGACCTGGGTGCATGCGGCTACGCCTGCGGGCCGGTGGATCTCCCGGTTGCGGGTGTCGGTGGTCCCAACATCCGACAACGGCTCTTCTGGGTGGCCGACGCCGACGGAGGGCGATGGGGACAGCAGCGGATCAAGGAGCTTGCCGGGCAGCAAAGCGCGCCCAGGTCTGAGCCTGACGGATGCAGCACTCCTGGCGGGCTGGGCGACACCGAGCGCGCGCGATTACCGGACACCGAACCACAAGACCTATGCGGAGCGGGACGGCGGTGCGAAAGGCGAGCAGTTGCAGAACCAAGTGGCACACTTGGTCCCTGGCGCGAGCTTGAATGGATCTATTGCCGCGACGGACGGCGGCGGCCTACTCAACCCGGAATTCAGCCGCTGGCTGCTCGGCGTCCCGGCGACGTGGCAAAGCTGCGCGCCTACGGGAACGCGGTCTCTCCGATCGCCGCGGCCGCGGTGATCAGGGCGTGGATGACGCTCTAATCGCTCCGCGGAATATCGCCGAATAGCCGTCTGAGGGTGGCCTGCTTGGCCTCGCTCTCGCGCAACGTAGGCGTCGCCTCCTCCATTGTGCGGAACCGCGTGCGACCGATTTCATAAACCCAGGTCTCGGCTTTCGCGTTGCACAGGCTGCACCACGGATTGATCGTTTGCTCCTGCAGCGCCGCTTGCACGGCCTGTCGCAATGGCGATGCGATGCTCACCATCGCCTCCTGGCCACTGTTGGCCTCGCCGGCGAGCGCCAGGATCGCATGCCGACCAGGGCACAGGCATTGCGCCACCCAGACGCGTTTCATAAGTCGCACTCACCATGGATCGGGCAGGCCGCCTCAAGCATGCGTTGCGATGCCGCCTTATCCTCGGCGTCGCGTGCCAGCTCACCCTCGGTCAGCGGCCTCCGGTGCATGATCTCGGCTTTCCGATCGAGGCGCGCGATCTCCATCTCTAAATATCGCTCGTAGCAGATGCGGCGGCAGATCCGGCGCGTGTACTCCGACACGCTCATTGCTGCTGCACCCCGTTCACAGTCATCCGCTTGGCCATGCTGCGCGCGTCGTTGTCCTGGTCTTCATCACGTCGCACGCCCACGCCTCTGACCTCGTGCCACTGGCCTGCCTTGTCGAAGGGCGGAGGGAACACGACAAGCGCGTCGCTGCTGTTCCAGCGGACGATGGTGGCAAGCTGCCACTGCTCGGCCATCCGCAACATGAACGCGCGCAACTCAGGTGCCCTCCAGGCGTCGCGGTATGCCGGATCGCACCACACGGTCACCACGTTGACGCGGCGCGTCTCACCGGTGCTCTCGTCGGCCATCAGGTCGATGTGGTCGGGCACGATGTCGATGACGTAGTGGGCCCGATCGGGCCTCGGCATTCCTTCGGTCGCTGTCCGATCCGACACCCATCGGCACGACCATGTGCGGCAGGCGTATGGACGGGTGGCGTAGATCGCGCATCCCTTGCTGTGACGCTGATGCTCGCATCGCTGATTGGCGGGCTTGTCGAGTACTGGTAGGGGCAAAAGTTTGCAGCACAACGAGCATGAGCCACACACGCGCCCGGTGCCCTTGTCGTCGAACGTGAGCGTCAACGTGCCGTCCGGTGCCTCGGCGTATGTCATGTGGTCGCCGCCCAGCTGCAGGCGTCCCTCGGCCCACTCACGCTCGCGCTGGAAGGCTTTCCCAAACCGCATCATGTCGCTCATCACTCGATCCCTTCGATCCATCGGCGCACCGCGGGAACGCCGCCGGTAGCGGTGCGCGGTCATGATTGCCGCGCCGCGAGTCGGAGTAGGTCAGCCGTCACCTCGTCCTCTGTGCGATCGTAGATGTCAGCCACAAGGCAGGCGGTGACACTGGGAATGCCGCAGCCGTCTTCGTCCAGCCAGCCAGTGTCATCGTTGTCCACTATCCACTCCAGCGCGCGGCTGTAGCTCATCGTGGAGCGGCGCTTGGTCATGGCGTTATGCGCGCGCCGGCGCTGACTTGCCGCAGGCGGCGAGGAATCCGGCTCATAGCAGGTGTCTCGCGAGCAGACCGCCGATGATGGCGCCGATCACGCCGACAGCGAAAACCCATGGTGCCATGCGCCAGTCGCGCCACAGCTTGTGTTCCTCGGCGCGTAGTTTCTCCGCCTCGCGTTCCAGCTTGTGCCGTTCGGCGCCAAACTTGATCGTCTCAGCGAACAGCTTGTTGGTCTCGGCTCGATCGCGATCGATGCGCGCCAGCTCGGCGCGGAGGTCCAACTCCGTCTGGTCGCTCATGATGATCGGGCCTCGCGTTGCTGGATGCGCTCGAGCTTGCGCTCAAGGCGGTTGATCTGAGGTTGGCGCTTGGCCAGCTCGCGGCTGTCGAGGTCGCCAAGGAAGGTCGCCTGCTTGATCTTGCACCGTAGCGACGGGCACACCATGCGCGCCCGCAACGAGGCCAGATCGCGCAGCCTTGCGATCTCGACGCGGATCTCGTCGGGCGTCATTGGATGCTGCCTTTCCATAGCGGGTTGATGCTCCACAGCGCCTTAAGATCGAGGCACGCATCACGCTCGCGTATCATCATCTCCCTCCGCACGCGGCCGACCTCCAGCAGAGGCAGATCCCCGCTGGCGTTTCCGAATTGGCGGTCAGCGAGACGGCGTGCCGCGCGCTGGAACTCGTCGGATGTTACGCAGCCAGAGCCGCGAGATAGGGCTAGCGATGGGTCAGGATCCGGGGTTACGCCAGCAGAGCCCCACACAATGAGCGCCAGCACGCCACCAAAGATACAAGCCGCCCCGATCCCGATCTGGCCTCCTAACGAGGTCGTGGCAGAGGGCGCTCCTGAATGGCCCATTCTAACTGGCCCGGTGTCCACCAGCTTGGTTGGAGCACGCGGAGCATCGAGCCCCGAATGGCCCATTCTAACTGTCGTGTTGTTCATAGTTTCAATCCTGATAGCCGCTTGTGGGGGTGATAGCCGCATGTCGGGGGAGCTAATCGATCGCTGGTGCTGGGTTCTTGCGGTGCGCGTCCGCCAGTACCTGCAGCCACTGCGCGACCTCGTCGGGCACCGGATAGTCGCCGGCCGCCCATCGCCGTATGCGTGTCGGTGGAACGCCAAGCCGATCGGCGGCGCCTCGCAGCGTCCAGCCGATCAGATCGAGGCAGCGGGTGAACTGCCTGGGCGTCACGCCACGCGCGCCCTGGCGCGCAGCTGTGGCCTCGGGTTCTGTTCCAGGTAGGCCGTCAGCCCCTCCAGCCAGTCGGAGACGTCCTGCGGGATGTCCAGCTTGCCAGATGCCCAGCGCCGCACCGTGCGGTCGTCAGCGTTGATCCAGCCCGCGATATCGCGGCTGTTCATCGCCAGGACGTCGAGCGCCTGCCGGAAGCGTTCGGCCGTCATCCTGATAGCCGCGCGTGGGAGTGGGCTGTCGATGTCGATCGCCGCACGCGGCACCGTCAGCTGAACCTCGCTGCCGCGCTTCGGCGTTTCGAGGCGTGGCGCGAGCGCCAGGGCGTCTCCAAGTGTCAGGACGTCGTCGCACTGCACGAAGCCAGTGTCGACGTCGCTGTGGCGCCCGATGTACCAGTCAGGCTTCTCAACGTCGCCATCGAGCCCGTTATCGATCGTGCAGATCCACAGCGTGCTGCCGTCGTTGGTCGCACGCATCCACGCCCAGCAGCCGCCTCCGGTTGGTTGCGCTGCGTAGCCGTGCGCCAGGATCACCTTGCGCGCCGAATGCTCGCCGGGGTTCAGCTCGGCGAGCACTTTGATCGGCGTGTTGAGCGGGTGGAGATGCACCACATTGCGCGCTGAGCTGCGTGCAGGCACCTGTATATGCGTGTCGTCCGACAACGGCAGAAAGGCGGTAGTGTTCCAACGGAACGTCTTGCCCGTGCTCAAGTCGGTCGTCGTGCGGTAGCCGCATGTTCCGGATAGCCGCGCGTGGTCCCCGATGCGTTCGATCATGTCGCCCCCTGAGAGTTGCTGATCGAAGGTGTGATCGAAATTAGGCCAGCCTGGAACACGACATCGACCGCGGCGCAGGTTGGGAATGCGTCGTGCACGTCCTGGCCGCTGATATCGATGATGGGCTTCCCGTCCGGTCTGCCCGACACCTTGCGTGCGGTGCCCTCGCCCTCGGTCAGCGTCAGTGTCATCAGGCCCAGCGTGGCCGGTGACCAGTAGCGCGCGCCCGGGATGAACCCCGCCCGCGTCAGACGCGGACCATCGATCCAGATCCGCCGGCGCCCACGGTTGAGGCCGACCTTGAAGGTTGCGCGCTCGGTCATGACCGCGCTCCCTTGCAGCTGATGCGCGAGGGATCCGGCGCCAGCCTCGCGCCATACAGCGCCTCCTGATAGCCGCTTGTGGGGGTGGTCGCCGCGCGTGGGGCGTTGATCTCCGCATCCACGAGTGCCTGAATTTCGGCCGCCACCGAGAACGCGTAAGCGGTCGGTCGGTCGTGGGCCAGCGCCAGGGCGGCGCGCAACCCCCGCAGGTAATCGTTCTCAGGGAGCGGGAGCGGCGGCGAGGGCGCATCGTCCAGCTGCCAGTCCGCCGTCCGCCGTGTGCCCTCAGGGGTCACGTAGGCCAGCCAGACCTTGGGGTTGTTGGCCTCTTTGCACCAAGCGACTTCCATCGCCTCGCTATGCAGCTTGCAGTGCCTCTGGGCGGCCTTCAGGGCGCGTTCGGCGCTGCTGTAGTAGCGATGCGGCGCACCGTATCCGCCGGTCTTAATCGTGCAGTAAAGCGACATGGTTGGGGTGGTCCCTCTGAAGTGGTGAGGCAAAGTGCCTGCACCGATGGATGTTATGGCGCGATATGCGCCACCCTGGCAAGTGTCCTGGCGCAGGGGAAAGCCAGCGCCGCAGCGCTGGCAGACCTCCTCGTCCGGATAGCCGCTTGTGGGTAGATCAGGCCTCGGCCGCCTCAACGGTGAAGCTGTCGCCCGGGTAGATCAGGCCACACTCTTCGATCATCTCGACGAGGGTTTGCGCGACCGTCTTCGCCGCGGCCTCGTCCTGCGGGTCGACGACGTCAACGACCCTGGTGTCGAGCTCTCCGCCAGGGTTGCTCATGCGGACTGTGACTTTCATAGCGTGGTCTCCGTTAGATGGTTGTGGGGGGTGGGTTGTCGTGGTGAACCGCGGCAAGGCACTCCAGCCATTGCGCGACGGCCTCAGGCACCGGGTAGACCCCGGCTGCCCAGCGGCGGATGCGGATCTCTGTAACGCCCAGGCGATCTGCTACGCGCCGCATGCTCCAGCCGATGGCTGTGAGGCATTCTTGAAAGCGTTCGGGTGTCATGGATGGCCCCTCAAACGAACGTGGCGCCGTGCCACGTCAGATCCGTCCAGATCCGGCCAAGCGCATCACGCGTGACCGTCGCCACGAGCTCATCCTGGCGACGCTTAGCGGTCTGGGTGGTCTGCGCGATCTCCACGCGGATGCCGCGGCGAGCGGCGTGCCAGCGTGCGAAATGCTCGGCCTCGTCGAACGTGGCGCGCTCGCCGAGGTAGCAACGGCCGGTGACGGAAGTCATGTCGTGGATGTCGAAACGGATAGTGGTCTTCATTGGGGGATGTCCCTCTAAATCGGGCGAGGCATGATCGCCTGCACCGCAGGAATTACATGGCGCATAATGCGCCGCAGTTCAAGTTCTAAATCGATCCGGATAGCCGCATGTCGGGGGGTGTTCCGGATAGCCGCGCGTGGGGGGTTCTTCGTGATAGCCGCTTGTAGGGGGGTGGGATCCTGATAGCCGCTTGTAGGGGGGGCGCCAGGGTCGGGCCCATGGCGTGCCTGTCGCCAGGGTCGGGCCCATGGCGTGCCTGTCGACCAGGGTCGGGCCCATGGCGTGCCTGTCGCCAGGGTCGGGCCCATGGCGTGCCTGTCGACCAGGGTCGGGCCCATGGCGTGCCTGTCGACCGGGGCGG